CGCTTGAAGCCCAGCGCGCCGCCAACCGCAAGCGCAGCGAAGAGAGCAAGGCCGCGGCCGAAGCAGCCGCAGCAGCGGCCAAGCGCGCGGCCGAAACGGCGGCATTGGCCGAAGCAAAGGCGGCAGAGGAACGCGCCGCGGCCGATCAGGCGGCAAACGCGAAAGCTGCCGATCTGACGCGGGCCAGGGGCGGAAGGGGCGGCATAAGTTCACTTCGTGAATTTTTGAACCACCGCGACGTCAATCGCGAGACGCTGGACCTAAACGCGCTCCGCCCATACCTCGACGACAAGTCGATCGAGAAGGCCTTGAACGCCTATGCCAAGGCGAATGGGGGTACGATTCGTGCGGAACTCAAAGCCGGGACTCAGCCAGTGAAAGGCGTGACGTTCTTTATCGACCATTCGACAAGCGGGAGAGCTTGATGACTGATGACAATTGGGGCGCGGGGGATCGTTCGAAGTGGAGTGACCATGGCACCGTGATGGTCGGGAGGAACAGATACCCTCTCATCTACGGGGAGAACCCTCATAGCCGTCAAGACAACAGGCACTACGTTGACTTCGGTCAGAAAGAGCCGATCGGGTTCGATGGCCATCGCGTCCTTATCGACGTGCACTTGGAGAGTTCGAACTACGTAAAGGAATCGCACTACTCTGGCGATGAAGTCCGCAAAGGGGGCAGCGGGAAAATCTTGGCAGACGGTGTTGTCGTCTGGGAGTTCTTTTTTCGCGATCCGCAATGGGCACTTCGCCACGCCGACCACCTCATTGGTAAGCTTAGCGAGCATTCTTCCGCATGGCTGTCGAAAACTGAGCGCGAACGTCTTGTCGGACGCAAGATTTTCTACGACCGCACACCGGCTGTCATAAGCAGGCTTATTGAGGACCAGGGCTGCATCATCATCAAACCAGACGGCCCAGATCGGTTTCCTAAACCCATCTACGCGACGACGGACAGCGACGACTACGAAGATGCTTCTTCGTTGAAGATCGAGGTTTTGGACCAAAAGATTTGGTGGTTTAGACAATGACCGACGAAATCCAACCCGGCGAGTTCAAGCCAGACGACACACCGGAATTCGCAGTGATTGAAATCTTCGGCCATCGCTCGCACGCCGGCCGCATCTTTGAGGTCGACCGGTTCGGTACGAAGCTTTTGCGTATCGACGTACCCAAAGACGGCAAATTCGAGAACGGGTTTACCTCGCATTTCTACGGTGGAGCGTCGGTGTTCTCGTTGACGCCGTGCGACCTCGCGACCGTCGAGCGCATCAACAAACCGCGCGCGGCTTACGGCCGCCTTACCTATGACGACATGCGGCGCGCCGAAGAAGCTCAAGCCGAAGAAGACCACGCGACATACGAAGAGATGGGAGAAAGCGATGAATGACGTTGTCCAAACCCAAAAGCCCGGAACGGCGCTTGCGGCATGGCAAGAGTTTCAAGGCGAGCTGCAAACCCGCGAGCGCGAGATTGCCGCCATGCTTCCGACCCATGTCACGAAGGAGCGGTTTCTGAGTTCGGCGATCGCAGCGGTCAAACAAACCCCAGAACTCTTAAGAGCAACGCCGCGAAGTCTGTTCTCGGCCATCACCAAAAGCGCCCAAGACGGGATCTTGCCCGATGGCCGCGAGGGCGTCATCACGGTTTACAGTACCAAGGACTCGCACGGCGTTTATTCGGACATCGCGCAGTGGAATCCAATGACGCATGGCTTGCGCAAGCGGGCTCGCGAGTTGGACGGGATCGGCATCGATGCCCAGGTGGTCTACGAGAACGACAGATTTATCTGGCACCAGGGCGACAACCCGATGATCGAGCATGTGCCGGCGCCGCTCGGAACGCCACGCGGCCAAAAGGTCGGGGCCTACGCCATTTTCAAACGTGAGACCGGGGTCATCCTGCATCGGGAGGTGATGGATGCGCCGATGGTTGAAGCCGTGCGCGCCCAATCCAAAGCGCCAAACAGTCTTATGTGGACGAAGTTTTCAGAGGAAGGCTACCGCAAAAGCGTGATTCGCCGTGGGATGAAATCGGTTCCGGTCAGTGAAAAGCTTGAGGAAATCATTAAACGCGACGACGAAGAGAACTTCGATTTCACGGAGACCGCGGGGGTGTTGCTTGCCCCGCCACGCCCAAAGGGGCCAAACGAGTTCACACGCACAGAGGCGGCAGGAAAGGTGGAGACGGCCAAGCCTACCCAGGGGGCCGACACTAAGCCCAAGACGACAGCCGCGGCTGGCCGTGAAGCCTCGCAGCCCAAGGAGGCGGCTAAGCCCAAAGCCACAGAAGCGCCCAAGGAAACACCCAAAGAGGCCGAAAAGCCCAAGGACCCGGCCAAACCGAAGGACGTCTATTGCATCGGGTGCGGAGAGTTCTATGCCATACAGCCCGATCACTGCGCCAAGTGCGGCTGCGACGAATTCGATCCGACCAAACCCGAGGCGCGCCCGGCCGCCGGCAAGGTCGAGCCCGAGCAAACCAAAGAACCCGAACAGACCAAGGAGGCCACTACAGCGTCGGCCGAACAGGAGCTTGCCGACTGGTACAAGGACCAAGTCGCCGAACTCGCAAACTGCAAGGCCTACAAGGACATTGTGGAGTTGCGCGATGTGGTGAATGCCAACGTCACTGAAGAGATCGCCGCCGACTTCAGAAAACTTGCAAGCGCCCGTGCCCAGGCGATTTTGCTCGCCGAGCTTGAGGCGTGCAAAGGCGTCAAAGACGTCACCGATTTGCGCAAGGTCTACCAAAGCGTCTTGTCGCCAGAGTTCTTCAAGTGGTTCGACAAGGTGGCGACCGATCGCCAACGCGTGTTCTTGGATGCGACGAGGAAGAAGAAATGAGCCTGACACGCGACCGTGGCTACCTAATTGCGGAATGCGACGAGTGCCACGAGACATTGGAGACCAAGTGCACGGGGTTCGACGAAGCGAGGGAAGAACTCCGCAATCAGGAATGGCTGACCTGGAAAGAACCTCGCGGGAGCCTGGAAGAATTTTTGCAGCCCGTTCTGTAAGGGGCAGTTCATGGACAAGGCGAAAAAGCGGAAATGACTACGGTCTGGGTGCGTCGCGTTGGGAGCAATCTTGTTCCATACGATAAAGATGCCGCAGAAGAATTCGAGAAATTACCGCGTGGAAAGCCGATCAAAGCCGACCTGAAGCAACCAAGAAACCTGGAGTTCCACAGACTGTATTGGGCGCTTTGCTCTCGCATCGGGCATGGGATTGGGAAAGACGCAGAGTGGGTGGATTGGGCGTTGCGAGTGGAGACAGGTCACGCAGATGTTTTTATGACCACTGGCGGGCGCGAAGTTCTGCGCGTGCGGTCCATCTCCTTTGCCGAGATGGATGAGGTCGCCTTCCGAACTTTCTTTAATGAAGCGGTTCAAATCGTTTACGAACGTTGGAAGATAGACCCCGCTTCCGTGGCTGATCTTTTGCTACCGAGAGGAATGACATGACTTCGCGCCACGTAACCTGCGCCCAATGCGGAGACGCCTTCGATCGAGGGTATGCGATCAACGCGAACCGTGCTGCTAAGCCCCAATACTGCTCTCCGACATGCAAGACGAAGATGTGGCGCCTCCGTGCCATAGCTGGGGCGATGGCACGGTTTTGGGGTCACGTCGACTGCCGTGAGCCTGATGAATGCTGGCCGTGGGTCGGCGCGACCGCTCACGGTTACGGCAATTTCACACTCACCACCAAGACTGGGCAGACGAACGTGCTCGCCCATCGTTTCGCGTACACCGCGGTCGTTGGTCCCATCCCGGATGAACTTCTGGTCTGCCACACCTGTGACAATCGAATTTGCTGCAACCCAAAACACTTCTTCGTGGGGACACATTTAGACAACAGTCAGGATATGGCCAGGAAGGGGCGGTCGGCCAACCAATACACCGCCAAGAGGGTGCAAGATGGCGCGTAGGCGTTTTTCCGAGCGCGAAGTCCTCGCAACGCTCCTGCACCAAGGCGTCGAAATCCGCTGCTTCAGAAGCAACATCCCGATCACGGTAGACACCGTGAACCTCGTTGAGCGGGAACACCTCGCGGAATTGGCGCTTGATGGTCCAGACGAGCCTCGCAATTGCCGTTACAGCTTCAAGCACGAACACGCGAAGATCACCAACGGCACGAAGGCTACGACTCTCGGCAGCTCCAAGCATAAGATCGCCAAGGACAAACGCTTGCGCGCGGGCAAGCTCACCGTGAAGCGCAAGCCAAGACGAACGCCGTCAGAGCGTAAGAAGAAAAAAACCTCAACATGGAGGCAGCAACGACGATGAGTGTTTCCGCTTTTCCCCTCGCATGGCCCCAAGGCTGGCCCCGCACTCAGCACCGCAGGCACGCGAAGTTTGCCAAAGGAGAACGTGTCGTTCGCGCCGACAATCCGCAAATCGCGTGGATGACCAAAAGAGACCTCACCATCGCAGAAGCCACCAAGCGGGTGATCTATGAACTGAGCCGCCTTGGCGCGATGCAAGGGCGAACGGTCATCAGCTCCAATCTCGAAATCAACCGGGATGGCTTGCCGCGTTCCGGCCAGAAAGAACCGATCGACCCCGGTGTTGCCGTCTATTGGCGCAGAGGCGAAGAGAAGGTGATGAAGGTGATGGCAATCGACCGTTATGACCGGGCCGCAGACAACCTTGCCGCCATTGCTGCCACGCTTGAGGCGATGCGCGCGATCGAGCGCCATGGCGGAGGCCAAATCTTGGAGCGGGCTTTCAGCGGTTTCACTGCCCTACCCGCGCCAAAGTCGTGTTGGGACATTCTTGGCATGAAGCCGACGACAGACATAGATGAGATCGACAAGCGATTCCGCGACCTCGCAAAAAAGCATCACCCGGACCTCGGTGGAGACTCGGGGCGTATGGCCGAAATCTCGCATGCACGCGATGAGGCTGTTTCGCTAAGTTTTTGACCAGCTTGGGCCGACTCGCGTCTTTTTGCGCGCTTCATGGCAAACCGCTGCTTACCGCTTTTGGTGGTCACAAACTTACCCTGGAATTCTACGATGGCGCGGCTCATCGTCTAACACCGAGGGTAATTCTGAGCTGCCCTGCTAAGATGTCCGCAGCGCCAGCAGTACTGGCAACTTGTATTGCCCAAGAATCTTGATCGAACATCTGTGCCGCGAAAGCGCCCGTCACGAACTGGGCGGCATTGGTGATGGTGGCCGTTAGGCCAAAAGGATTGCCGTTCTTGTAGAGCGTGCAAGCGTAGGTTTTACCCACCCCAGGAGCAACCGATGATTCGACATATATGATTTGGAAGCTTCCCCGCCCCATCCATCGGGCGGCCGCGTTACCAAAGGTTGTGACCGTTCCTAGAAGGTTGGTTGGGCTGATGAATATCGTCGTGCCATTGACGATCGTACCTGTGTTGGTGATGAACAACTGTGTGTAGCTGTTATCGTCATTGATGTAGACGGCGCCGTAGGAAGCGTCCTCGATGTCGGCATTAGCGCCCGTGGACGTGAAGCTGTCGCCCTGAACGCTTACCGCGCCGGCCACGCTGTTGATGAAGATTTTCCGGTGCCCCGCGGCCGAAGCTCCTGCAACCGGCGTGATGTTTAACCCGGGACCTAACGTAACCCTCTTGGCGTTGACGATATTAAAACCGTGGCCAGCCGAACCATTCTGCAAGCCGTACTGCTGGACCGTTCCGTTCTTGAATTCAATGTCACCCGACACGCCCGAAGCAGCAGTCACCGTCACCGCATCGGTAGAGACGTTGCCATTGTTCTCGAAGAAGTAGCCATCTACAGACAATGGGCCAACAGCTTCGTCAGCCCCGGAGACAAGAAAGAATTGGCCGACGATGTTCTCGATAGTGAGGTTGATAAATTTAATGACTTGGCCCGCCCTTATGTCGGCACCAACGCCAACGCCATTAAGGATTTGTAGGTTTATGAAGGTATTGGCGTTAGGGCGGTTGCCGGCGTTCTTGACAAATCTAAGCCCGCCAGTGCGGTTGTTTTGCAGAAGAATATTCGTGAATACATTGTTCAGTGTGTTGCCGAGAAGACCGAGGCACCAATTGGCGTTAGCATTTCCAGCTTGGTTGCCATCGATCTGGAAATTCTTGTAGGTCATGCGCGACGATCCACCGCCGTAAGCCGTGTCATCCAGTTTTACGGTGTAGAGATCGGTCGAACTCGGCCCTCGCATAATAATCGATTCAATCGCGCTGGCGCCGTCGACACTTATCCCGGAGAAGTCGACTCCCTGGTTGGCTAGAAATCTTCCGGTGGGAAGCCACAGCGTCGCTTGGCCAAGATTGCTCGCTCGGGTTGCGGCAACCGCAGAAGCGATCGCGGGGTAATCGTTCGTGACGCCGTCACCCTTAGCGCCAAACCACTTGAGGCTCAGCAAGTCTCTTACAGGCTGCGCTCTAACGTAATAAATGCCAGCCGTACTGGACCAGATGATCGTACCGCCATTGTCGGCGCCAGGGTTGACATTTGTAACGTAGAAAATCCCCTCGCCCCCGTCGTTCCCTGACGAATAGCCCTTGAGATACACAGCAGACCCGGCTGAAGCGTTTGAAGCAGGCAGCGCCCTCAAAGCCGCTACGGTATCTATGGCAAGGAAGCCGACTTGGGCGTTGCTCGTCAGGAGGCGAGTCCAACAGCCAAGGGCCACCCCAGGCGGAACGATATCATTCAGGTTGTCATCCGGGCCGGTGCCTGATGCATTCCAATAGAAAACGCCACCAAACCCGTCGTTGATTGCCGACTGGCCGCGCGAAATCACTTGCACGCCCGGTATGCCTATGAAGGCTCTCAAGTCGGCAAAGGTGTCGCAAGTTTGCTGATAGGTGTTCAAATCATCCGCGGTTACTACACCCTGACCTTGGATTTGGACTTTGAGAGACGGTGCCGTCATGTTCGCCCCCTCACGGCATATACTTGCAAATGAAGGCTTTCGCCGATGAGGCACAGAAGATCGAGATCGGGTCCGTCGGGCAATTCGTGTAATTGAAGAAAAGCGTGCCCCCTGTAGCCGGGAGCAAAATCCCCGTCGTTGTGCTCGCAAGACAGGCCCCAACGGGATCGCGCAAACTGTTGGTGATTTGCACGTAAGGGGCCACGGAATATGCAGAGCCGCCATTGTCGACCACGATGGATGAAATCGCTCCAGTCGTCAGAACAGCATGGCCTTTGGCGACATTATGCGGCGCGTCGTAGCCGGGCTGGCCGATGCCCACGCTTGTCATATTTGGGATGCGGCCGTCGGGTTTCAGATAGCCACCGCCAATGAACGCCACATCTGGCGCGTAGGTAAACCCGAATCCGGCATTGGTGACCGCAACAGACGTGACCACGCCGTTGGTGAGCGTTGCAGTTGCAAACCCGCAGCCGATGCCAACATACATGGCCGTGTCGGAAATGTTCTGGATGTACAGCAACGAACGCGATTTGGCTTCGGCAAGGAGGAGCTGCGTCGTACCGCCCGCTGTGATCGTACCTGAGGCATCGAAGGTGAGATGCCTAGCTTGCTGGTTTACAGAGCCTGGAAGCTGCATGGGCGATCCAACGTTTGAGTGGCGGTAGAACCTTATCCCATTTCCGTAAAGTCTTCAGAATTGGGCGATAGAGCCTCACGACGGCGGCTTTCGGCTGGTGTAGTCGAGGACGACAAGCGGACCTACCATGAGAACCGCAAACGCGATCTCCACCCAAAGGCCAAGCTGGTCTTTGACCATGACCGCCAGCACGAAGGCGCCCGCAAGCCCGAGCAAGAGCAAGAACCTTGCCGAAAGTATGATGGTAAAGGCCCGCATTGCCGCAAGAACGGCCAAGTTGAACCTAATGGACGACTGGTCCGTCGTCTGTGTCGTCATCGGGCTCGGTGCCGTTGACGGTGGCTGTGGCGCTGCCGGCGGGGGCACTGCCGGCGTCGGCTCCGGTGTCGACGGGTGGGTGTCTGGCATACTTTCGACGCTTAGCCGGCGCACCGTTGATGGCAGTTCTTGCTTTAGAGATGAAGTCTGCTGGGCCATCTTCCGGATCGAGCTTGTGCTTGGTTCGTATCCACTCACGCACCGCGTTGAAGACTGATACCTGTTCACCGATAGAAGCGCTAGGGACTTCAGTCCCATCCTCAAGCGACTTGGCGGTAACGCCCGCCTTGTCCAGGAGCTTGGACGCAAAGTCGTCCATGTTCTTGATGAGCGACTTCTTCTTATTGAGCTGCGGCATTGAGCGCCTGACTTTCGCCAGTGAGTTCGTCGATAAGCGCCCCTTCCCAGGTGTGCGAACCGACATGCTTAAGCCTGATGTCCGGGAGCACATGAATGTGCCCGCCGATCGAGGTCCAGCGATGGCAGAACGCGTAGTCTTCCGGCAACCGCCGCCTGCCCTCAACGATCGGATCAAACACCGCGACGTGCTCTTGGCCCTCGTGGATGAACACCAAGCCTTCGTAGAAGTCGCGCATCCGCTCAGCCACGTTTTTGGTGATGAGCACGAATGCCATGCCGATTTCTGGAATTTCCAATAAGCCGGTGGCGCGTTCTGGCGTAACGGTGATGGCCTGCCCGAACACTGCTGCACCCATACTGAAGGCGAATTGTTGTGGTTCGAGTGGATTGGTCTTCTTCGGTCCGATGCCTGCCACGAATTCGCGTTTAAGCATGAGAAGGCGGCCCACGTCTTCAGCGGCCCATCCCATATCGGAATCCACCATCAGCATGTGCGTGTATGGCGCGCGCGCAAAGGTTGATAAGAGCTTTGCGCGCGAGAGCGGCAAGTCGGCGCTATAGGGCATTTCGGCCCAATTGACCTTGGCGCCCCAATCTCTAAGGCAGATGACGGTATTCAGGAACGATTTCACATAGACGCGTTCGTAACGCCCGCTCATGCACGGGCTCGCGATGAGGAGGTTAACCCCTTCGAGGGGGTTTGTGGGTTCGTCTGTCATGGAAACGCCTTTCGTGAGCCGAAACGGCTTTTACCGCGTCCCGAGCGCCGTACGCAAATCGGTTGGGTCAGGCATCTGAAAAAGCTGTGGCGTTTGCGAGGCGAGCGAAGCGTAGAACGCTTGTTGTGGGGTTGGCACATAGCGCGACGCTATGCCGGCTCCTCTGGCTACATTGCCGACAACACGCGGTATCGAGGCTGGCAGCGCCGCCGCATGGCCGCTCAAGAGTTCTGCCCCGGCCAGATACCGCCCAAGACCGCGCGGCTCCCAACTCGCGAGGGCTTGACCTGCAAGGGCGGGAGCCAAGGTGCCGCTTTTATCCACCTTCTCCATCAGCTTGCCCCGGTAGCCGTAATTGGTCGACACGTTGTCTCGCATGATGGATTGAAGCTTCCGAAGCGCTGTATCGATTGTCTTCTTCTCCCCAAGCGAGAGCCCCTGATTCAATTCGTCAATCGTTTCTGATGCAGCGTGGTAGTCCTTCATGACCGTAGCGTATGTCTTGTCAATCCGGGCAATCTCCTTGCCGATCGCATCGCGCACGTCCCGGATGATCGTCGAGCCAAAGGTTCCTGGTCCAGCGATCGTTTGTAGCGCTCCGTGATACTGAAGATCGTTGATGGCTTGTTTGAGTTCATCGAAATCTTGGATCGTACGCAGCGCGGGGTTGTCGCGGAATTGCTTCACGACCGCACCGATCGCCTCGCGCACCTCTGCCGCCCCCGGTTTGATCGGAATCGTTCCGTTACGGTTGAACCCCGCGTCTTTGTGCGCGCGCAACACGTCGTCGATGACGTTAAAGTCCAGGGGGCGGATGTCCTGATTAATCCGCGACATCTCTTTCTGGTATGCCGCTGAACGCTCGGCCTTGAGTTCACCCACCGCGTCGCGGAAGGATTGCACGACGTCTTCCATGGGGACCTTACCAGCCATGTTGGCGTCGAGCGCTTCTAAGGCCGTCCCACCCTTAGCGCCAGCTTTGGCGGCTTCCTGAATGGGTCTCGCGCCCGTGCCCGCAAGACCGACAATGTGGCTCAGACCTTGCCCAACGGCTTTTGCCACCGGACCGCCAACCTTTAGAGCCCCAGGAAGCCCAAACGCACTACCAAGGAAACGCCCGATACCGGCGGCGGGCGTTTTTGGCGGACCGCCCGCCAACGCATTCCCCACCTGTTCACTTGTAGGGAGTTTAGATACGAGCGACCGGTTCGACTTCAAAGCATCTGCTAGTGGGCCGGGGGCGCCAGGAACGATTGGTGCAGCCCCAAAGGGGGTAAGCGCCAATGCCTCCCTCAGATCGCCTCCCATACCAGGAATTAACGATGCCGCACCCGTCAAAGCCCCACCGGCCAATTCGGTTGCCACGGGTTCGCGCTTATTGAGAAGGAAACTGCTGACATCCGGCATCCCGGCCGCGAATTTGTGAAGCGTGGTTGGCTCTTCTTCGGACTGACCAACCGGCTTACCTCCGAACTTACTCGTAGACTTTTGGTCAACCGGTGTTCCGCCGAACTGGCTCACTTCACATATTCCTTCCCGTCAGATTCGGTGTAGTGCGTGCCGGCCTCAAGTTTGTCGAATTCTTCTTGTGTCGTTATCAGCGGCATTTTTCCGGGCGTCTCCGCTTCTTTGCCTCCGCCTATTCTTTGCCTCTTGATCGCCGTCTCGTAGTTCTCAATACGGTTCTTAGCCTCGCCCCTCATGGCCTCGCCGAGTTTGGCGAACGCCGCGGGCGTCATGTCCTCATTGGCCCACTTCTTTGCCTCTTCGGCTGCACCCGTGTGCAATTGCGCGATCGATGCAGTGCCACCTGACTGGATGCGGGCCGATTCTGTCGCAACGCCATTCATGTAGTAGAACAGCGGTGCCAAATTCGGGTCACCAGTCCAGGTCAGAGCTTTGTTTCGGATGGCGTTAACAATCGGCGACAGATCGCTACTGCCGACGGCCTTCATCGCCTCGATGGTTTGTTTGATGTTGTAGTCGAGCTGGTCGAGCGCCGGTCGAAGCGTTCCCAACACCGTCGTAAGTTGAGAGACACTGCGTTTTCCTGCCTGAAAATCGATTGTGCGGTTGGCGAGTTCTTGCGCTGCATCCTCGCGCGACATGCCAGGGCTCTGCGTTTGAAGGAGGGTCACGGTATCGTTCTTGAGCTGCGTTCGTGCAGCCTGAGCGGCCGTGCCGTACCCATAGATAATCTGATTGAACGGCATGCCTGTAGCAGCGAGCGCTGCCGACGTCATACGATCCTCTTCGCTTTCTGGAACTTTCCCGGTTCTAATTTCCTGGATCGCCGAGATTTTCTCATCCGCCGTCGGTTCGCGGCCAAGCGTCGTTTTCAGTTCGTCCATTTTTTGCTGTGCAGCCTGGGCCTGCAATTGCGCCAGTGTGAGAGGCTTTAACCCACCGGCGGCCCCGCTCGCCGGCCGCGCTGCTGCCGACGGCGTAAAGTCCTTGCCGTCCAAAGTTTTGTACGTTGAGGAATAAGGGTGATAGACAAACGACGTTGGATTGCCGGCTGCATCCTTCGTCTCCGGGTCGATCCAGAATTGCCCCTTATCGAACGACTGTTTCCTGTCTTCCCACTGTCGGTCCTTTTGAGCAAAGGTCTCATCGAACTTGCGTTTTTCCTCATCGAATTTTTCCCGGCTGAGCGTGAGCATGTCGCGACGCAATTGTTCGAGCGCATCGGACTTTTCCTTAGCGAGGTCTTGCGCTGCTTTCTGAAGTGCGCTGCGCTCGTTGAATTCACGCTTCTTCTCACCAAACTGCATCGTTCGCCAGTCTTGTGTGTCCTGTTCTTTCCTTCCCTGGAACGCGAGTTGATCGGCGCGATATTGCGCAAGATCGGCGCGCTGCTGTCTCTGTCCTTCTTGTTGAATGTTGAACTCTTTAATTCTCTCTTCGTGCAATTGTGTTGCTTCGTGCTCCCGAAACAGCAAGTCCTTGGCCTGAAGCGCCTTGTAATACTGCTGATCGCGGAAATTCAGAAGACTGACGACCGCCTGGAAATTGCCCTGCTTCGCCAGCATCACGACTTGGTCATCGCCCATGGCCGCGCCATAGGCTTCGAACTTCGCCGCTGCGAGCTTGGAGTCGGTTTCGATATGACCAACGGCTTCGTCGTAAAGATTCTTCTGCCACTCGTGGTAGGTCTTGGACGCGTCGAAATTTTCCTGCCACGACGTCTTGGCATCTTCATAGGCTTGCCTATCCCCCGAGTGCCGCGCGGTCATCACGCCAGCCAACGCATTGAGCGCATTCGTCATGGGCTTTCGCGTGAAGAGAGAGCCGAAGATGGCCGCCATGGATGCGGCACTTCCGAACACCTCGTAGGGGCTGCTTTCGTAGTCCTTGGCTTGGGGTGCCGGTTTGGGCGGTTCGATGCTAGGCGGCGTGAGCTTGTCGAAGTCCTGCTTCTCCTTATCGATCTCGCCCGCGTATTCGATGGCCTTTTGCTTGTGCTCGGTCGCCTCTTTGGCATAGGTGTCGCTCGCCGACGTGTAGTCCTCAAAGGACTTGGTCAACGCCTTATCGAGCGAGTCGTTCTTCGGCAAAGCAAAGCTTTCGGCCATGGCTCATGCCGCCTTCTTTGCCGCAGGGTTACCGGAGAGCAATGTTGCGAGCGCGGTTGCAAAATTGCCGACCGCTTGGCCCGCTTCCTTGTCTTGGGACAAGGCGTTGTTGAGCAATGTTGTGTACAGCTCGGCCGACAATCCCGATTCCTGAATGCCAGAACCCAAGAGCTGTTCGGCAATCTGCACGCCCGCCGTCTGGGTTTGCATATCCACGCTCGAAAGTGCCTGGGTTTCAGACGTGCTGCCAGACATGCCCATGGATGCGAACTTGCTTCGGATGGCTGCCTTCGCCGCTGTGTTGCCCTGGGTGAGAGACTGCTTTACGCCCGGCGGCAAGGTCCCGCTGGTGAGATAGTTCGAAAGGTTCGACCCCTGCGTGCCCAAATTCTTCGCAATGTCGGAGACCTGCTTTTCTGCCTGGGCAGACGACGTCGAGCCGCTTTCACGGCCCATTTGCATCGCACCCGCGACACCGAGCCCGCCGAGACCCAAGGCATCGCGCAAGGTGAAATCGTCGAACAACCCGCCGCTGCTGCCACCGGTCCCACCAAGGGGGAAGCCGCCTGTATCGGTGTACCCGGAAACCGGAAATCCGCCGGCGCCCGGCGTCCAGTTCATGCCGCTCGGTGTCGCGAAGTTGGAGCCGAATAGGCTGGAGCCACCCCCCGTCACAGTCGGTGCACCCTCGGCAGGTGGCGCTGACATCGCGCCTCCAAATGTGCTCAACGCTTCTGCGCTCAAACCGGCCAGCCCGCCCGTGGTCAATATTGATCCGATGTCTGGGAGTCCGCTCGCGGCCACTTCGGGCGCTTGACCAGTAACCGCAACCTGTTCCGGCACCCCCGGCTGCGCGAGCACGTTGCCTTGGGGGTCAACCAGCGTACCTGTTGCAGCACCGCCGTCTGTCCCGGCGAGGCTTGCAGTGCCATAGCCAACTGCGCCAGCACCGCCAAGCGCTTCGGCCGCCGTGAGCCCGGTGAGCCCAGACTGAGCGGCCAAATCGCCCGTAATGGTCACAACCTCTGGCGCTGCGGTTGGCGCGGCAGAAAGTACGCTCAATGCGTCCGGTGCAGCGGCGCCGGGTGCTGTGAGCGCACCAGGGAGACTGACTCCGAAGCCTTGCGCCGCGGTGGGCGCAGCAAGTTCGCCGGCCGTGGTGCCCGATGTAATGCCCAAAGACGCGGCTGTTTCAGGAGCAAATGCGGCAAGCCCAGCAGCCCCATACCCGGCCCCGACGCCGGCACTCACCAACCCCTTAAAGTACGGTGCCCACCACGGGGCGCTGTTCGGATCGTTCGACAGTCCGACTTGGCCGGTCGCGGGATTGGTGTATTGCGTTACACCCTTTGCGTTCGGAAGCTGTTGAACAAGTCCTCTTTGGAGCGCTTGAACCTGCGGGTTCTCACGATTGAGGGCGAAGCTGTCCATGCTCAAATCTCCAACGCATCGTGAGCGTTCAGGTGCTCCTGGTAATGGGTGTTTATCCAGCCCTCCAATTGCTGACGATTGGAAGGATCGAGCGAGCTTAGGTCCGAGCCCTGCGTCCCAAGCGCGCCGTTCATGTCCTGGTGAGCTTGATGATTGCGCGTCAACCACTCCGGAAAGCCGAACGAAGGAATCGGATGAAGAACATAGATCGGGAGATTGATGCCCTTCTGCGCCTGTATTGCCTGCTGAATCAGGTCATGGTCGAGGCGGTGTGCGTGCGACCACACAGCCCAATCGTTCTCGTTCGTCGGTGTTTCCAGAAGGTGGGCGAGCATCTAGCGCTTACGCCCTCTTCGCGTCGGTGGAGAGGGGAAATTGGGCGCATATTCCGGCCAGGAATTCCAACGATTCCCGTCGGCACCTTCGACATAGTTATATTGCAGGTACGGCGGGCCTTCCTCGTCTTTCTCAGTGCATTCTGCCGTCTGGGCTCGGAAACCGTGGACATTCTCGCCCTTTGCGACCATCGCTGCGAAGTCGAGTTTCTTGCGTGCCATTGTCAAAGCTCCATGGAAAGTTGCGGGACCAACGCGTCTTTAGGGTGTGTGCGACAATAGTCCCTGTCTTCGCCCACACTGACAGCGCAATGCGCGCAGAGATGCTTGTCGCATGTTCCTTTGGCCACGGGATAGTCGCACTGCTTAACGGCCGGAAAGCGCCCGCAAATCGCGCAGCGACGACTCCTTGGCTTGCTGCGGCATACGATCGCCGTGACGTCGCCAATCTTAACGGTTGTGCATTTCATGGCTTTCACACGATCGGTGCGTTGGTCTTGCCCGCTCCAAGCGGCCCAACGACGTCAGAATAGCCTATGCTCATGTTGTATAGGGCGAAATCTGGCGACACGGTTGCAAGCGTGAGGCCGATAAACGCGCCGAACGTGTCCTCTACAGGACCGGTAAAGACCTTCGGCGTGGAGAGGTCCGCCACATACGGGAGCATGAAATTCCCCTCTTCGGTGTTCACCACCACGGAAATCGCCGCGTCCGAACCGCCGAACGCCTCGCCGTGAAGGGTGATGTTCCACACCTGCTTGACGATGAAATGGGCCTGCGCGCCGTACTGCTTGGTGACGATCACCTTTTGCAATTGGTTCGACGGCGTCGTGAACAATGGAATTAGCACCCTGCCATCGGTCCCGTAAGCCTTCTCGTTGGAATCGACGATTTGAGAACCGATGAACTTGAGGTCGCTCGTTTGCGTCCCGACATACCAGCCCTTCTCGTCCGTCATGACCATGACGTTGCGAGCCAGCCCCGTGAATGGATCGGTGATTGTCAACAGACTCGCGAAATAACGAACGTTGTGGACATAGGCCACAGCCGACGATGGAGCGAGCGCGCCACCGGTGGGAGGGAATTTTGCCGTGTCGAAAAGGTTGTCTAGCTTTTCTGACGCCTTGGCCACCGAGCCGCCGCGCAAGGCAAAGACGCCGTTCTTGTTCGTGAACAGGATCGTCTGGCCCAAGGCCTGCACCGTGTCGCGAAACGAGGTCGCAATTTGCGGGTCGACATTCTGGTAGTTGAACGTCGTTAAAACCGGGTCGCCTTGCGTCTGCACGTTGGAGATGACGTAAACCGACGAGTCCCCGATCGGGTACAGATAGCCATTGGACTGAATCGCGTTGGTGTACTGCTTGCGAAGATTGCTGTCCGTCGAGGTGAAGATAAGACTGCCCTCTGCAAGCGAGAAATTGGTGAGCGACTCAGGTGCCGAGACTCGAAACTGGCCGCTCTGCGGTATGGAGCCGGTGTTTTTGGGGTGAAACACCCAAATGCGCGACTGATAGGTTTCGAGCGCGTTGCCGTTCACCCCGAACGGCATGATGTTGACGGTGCCCGTGGCTGCATTGTTAGCGCCTGCATCGACCAAGACCGTTGGCACAGAGGTGTAGCCAGAACCGCCATTGGTGACGGTCACTGAGGTTATGACACCACCGGTAAGGGTCGCCGTGGCTTCGGCACCAGAGCCGCCACCTCCGACAATTTCCAAAATTGGCGTCGTGGTAAAGCCAGAGCCGCCATCTATGACAGTGACCGACGCAACAGAACTGCTGGAAAGCGTCGAAAGGGCAGTTGCACCAGCACCGCCGCCGCCGATGAAGTTGACGGCCGGCGAACTCGTGTAGCCAGAACCGGGCGCATCGACAACGACGGCGTCAACACTCGTGGGCGCCAAATGGGCTATACCTGTAGCGCCGGCCCCATCACCCGTGATGGTGATCGTTGGCACATCGGTATAGCCACTGCCGAAATCCGTCATGGTGATCGAAACAACAGCGCCAGCCGTGAGGTTGGCGGTCGCAGCCGCACCCGCACCACCACCGCCCCCGGAAAAAATCACATTGGCAAAGGTGTATCCGGCACCACCCGCGCCCACGGTAGCGGACGTGACTTGCGTAGGCGCAAGGATGGGATGCCCCGCAGCACCGACACCGCCACCGCCACCCGTGAACGTGATGCCGGGCCGCGACGTATAGCCCGTGCCGTGATTGCCCATCAGAACAGCGGTCACAAAGCCTGCTGCCAAAACGGCTTGGAGCTTAGCCCCATTGTCCGAGCCGCCACCTGTAAAGACGAGCTGCACGATGTCGCCGGGCAGATACCCAGAGCCTTGGTTCGTTATCTGCACATTCACGACTTGACCGTTGCTGATGATCGCGGTGCCTGCCGCGCCAGAGCCAGAGCCCCCGAAGAACGTCACCGTGGGCGGCGTCGAATAGCCCGAGCCGCCGCTGGTCATGGTGACTTCTGGCGACAGCGTGCCTGTGCCATAGAGCACTGAACCGTCCCAAACCCAGTAATCGTCGACCGTGTTGTTGTTGGCGATCGCGAGATACAGCGCGCCCCATTGCACACAGGCTGGCAGGCTTGAGCCTTGGTAAAAGGTGTTGGGAACGTTCGAGATAGACGTTATCGAGAAGTCAGACATGCGCACTTGCACAGCCGTGCCGTCGCTTAAAAACACCGCGCAGTAGTCCGTATCGCCGATGTTGAAGAAGAAAAAATAGACGATCGTTTTGCCGAGCGGTGCGGTGTAGATGGGCGCGCCTTTGTCGGGTGCTGCTCTTAAGAACCCAGCACCCTGCCGAAACACATTCTCAAGCCAGACGAACTCCTTGTCGTCGATCGCGTATTTGGAGTCCTTTTGGTTGATAGCGGCGAACGGAAACGCGCTATAGACCTTATATCCAAGCGGCAACCCGAGCGTCTCGCTCTGCCCTTTCGAAGCTCTGAAGCCCTCTTCAGCCATGGCCTACCAATAAAAACTTTTCGTCTTCCCGCGGTCCGCCGACACGCGCGACAACCCAGAATTCGAGTAGAAGAGATCGAGCATCGTATTGGCTTGGCCGAAGCGTTGGCTATTCAGATATGCAAGATGGGCTGCATAGAACGGCACGTAGTTTGTCCACGGCCCCGGGATCGCCTCGTAGTCGCTATCGCTGTAGAGGTTTCCTGGGATCGCGAAGACCTGCCATTCCATTTCGAGTTGGCTGGTCGGGATTGGAAACAGCCACACTTGCCCGTTGTTACCATCCCCATTGGTTGAGAACATGAACGGATAGCTCGTCACGCCGATGTTGTAAGAACGGGCGTAAGCCTGAAGGTCTTCCCACGGTAGCCAATCGAGCGAAGGGCGCATACCGCCCCACGACACCGACACCGACACGACGTCGCCAATGCCAGCGAGATTCTGGTTTAAGTCTTTGACGTAGTCGTTGCCAAAGGCATACGAATATTTCTCCACCCCCGGGATCGTCTGAAAGGTGTTTGTGGCCGGCATTCCGGGCGTCGCTCCGCCTGGAATGAATTGCCCCGCAACCGCTTGACCGCCAAAGGGCGCAACACCGGGGATGAGAATGTTGATGCACCCTGACTGCACCGCCACTTGCGAACGCGCCAAATTGATGTAGCGCGTGAGTTGAGCGTCATCCCAAAACAAGCCCCTTTTGTCATGCATGAGGTCTCTGGTGTCGTTGATGTAATGTTGCAGCGCCATCGGTCACCTGAAGAAAAAAGGGCACCCCGTTGTGAACAAGGTGCCCAAGGCTAGCAACGCCGAAGCTAACAAAAATTAGGCTGCGTAAAGTTCGAACTTATCGTTGTTCCCACCCATCGTGAGCGTCAAAGCGGCCGGTGTCGCACCCACAACAGAGATCGGCGAGGTGTTGATTATGACGTTGGGCGCAGAGTCATAAATTCCACCGTCGTCGACGATCTGGCCGGTTGCGGTGAAGCCGCCTGAAGAAAGTGCTCCAATGATCGACGCCTTGCGCTTGCGCACCAGTTTGAGCTGCGTCGAAGGATTGACATAGGCGGGCGCTGTGGTTGGCGAGCCATCGATTGCCGTGATTTCCACAGCACCGGTGTAGGAGGTTCCGGCAGTCGTAACCGCGTAAGCCGTGATCGACCAGCACATGAGCGCAGTCGCCGCGGCCGAAGCACCGCCACCGCCGCTAAACGCCAACGTCGGGAGCGTCGTTACCGCGTTGCCGTGATCGGTGACGAGGATGCCCGTAACGGTGCCCGCACCCGTAAGCGTCGCGGTCGCTGCCGCGCCCGAGCCCGTGGTGTCTCTGGGGTCAGGCTTGAAGTAAATGGCGGGGGCCGAAGCGTAACCCGCGCCCTGATCGGTGATGGTCACCGAGGACACAGCACCCGCAGTGATGGCGCAGAAACCAGTGGCCTGGATACCGCCTGCCGGTGGCGCATCAAACACGACGATCGGGGGATAAGCGTACGTCGTCCCGCCATTCGTGACGGTGACCGAGGTCGCAACCGCACCGCCGACGATGCAGGAGAGCACTGCCGAACCAGCCGACGGGGTGCAGGTCGGGGCCGAGGTGTAGCCGGTACCCGCGTTGGTGATGAGGGCGCCAACGAGGCAACCGGTCTGGTTCGCAACCCGGAAGTTCACGCCGTCGGACGTGATGTGCTTCTCGCCGCGGCCATCGTCGCCGATCGCGCGCCAGATCCCGGTCACCGGATCGTATTGCTGCACGGCAGTGTAGAGACCGTTGACGACCGCCCAAGAGCCAGCCGGAAGGACGTAGCACTCGGAAGCCTTGAGTTCGATGACGTTGGTTGCCTGACCGCGAAGGCCGGCATTTACGCCCTGGGCTCCATAAATGAGAGGCATGGGTCAAAGCTCCTTTAAGGCTGTGGCACTTGAACGGTGGGGGCACCCGTCGGGATGGTCCACGAAGCGCCGGAAATGCCGGTCAAGTGGGCGCCTGACGAAGGCTTGGCACAGACGAGGTTAAGCGCGCAAATGAGCACGCCAATGTCGGCAATCTGCCCTTGCGGGATAGCGCTTTGGAATCCCGAGAAAACAAAGGGCGCGTACTCGGACATGTAGAGCGCGATGTAGCGCGAATTCAGCAGATACATTTCGCCCCGTGGGCAAAACGGATCGGGGAAGATCGGCGTATCGAGCACGCGCACCGCGCGGAAACCGGAATTCTGGACGCTGTCCTTGCCGTACTGTGAACGCGGAGATGACTGATACATCTCGTAGTTCATGAAGTCGGTCATGAGCGTCGCCCAATCGGCCGGGTTCATGACGCCGTAATCGGGAGACTCTCCGCCTGCACCTTCCATAACGCGGGTCATGGTGACGCCCATGCCGGCGCGGTTGGCGATGCCACCGACGTTCGAATAGAGCTGCCCCTTCCAGAACGCACCCACGCCCGTGCGTGTGATGCCGCCATAAGACGCAACGTTCGTTCCCGAGTCGTAAGCCTGATAGAGCGAATCCAACGCTTGGGTGTTGGCAAAGTTGTTCGAGTACAGACTTTGCGCGAACGCCTGCTTGATAACAACGGCCGCGTCCGAGGTCACCGCCCGAAGCTTCGGGATGATGACTTCCGAGGACTGAATGATCGCTTCCATCCCAAAGAAGCCGATCGGGCACATTCCAAGCTTGAGATTGAACTGAGCGTTGGAAATGGCCGCTTGGTCCTGAGGCATTGGGAAGTTGCCCGCATACGAGCCCCACGCAAACTCAACGAAGCTGGCCCCCTGGGTCGGAATCGTTATCTGAGAGACACCACCACGTGCGCGCTGCGCGTTTGCCAGGAAGAGCGAGAGGAGGGGGTGCGACTGGTAAATTTGGACGAACAAAGACGGAACAATTGCTCTCCGTGTGATCGCTTCGAGTTGACCACCGATTGAGCCACCAGGTACGATACCACCGCTGATTGGTGCGTTCTGCGACAAAACGGCCATTTAATCGGCTCCTCTTGCAATCCCACTGTGGAATATGCACTGATAGTTATGCAGTGACCACGAGGAGGATGTCAGATGCTTTCGATGACTTGCCCGCAGTGCGGGAATGAATTTCCGATCCGTAAGCGAAGCGAACTGCAAACACGGCATTTTTGCAGTCATGCTTGTCGATCTGCCGCCACCGTAGTCGAGCGAACCACTTTCGCCTGCAAATATTGTGAGAAGCCGTTTGTGCGCAGCCCTGGCGAGCTGAAGCAGTACAGAATGAAGTTCGGAAAGGACCCGCTCTATTGCTCCATTCCATGCTCTGCGGAAGGTCGGCGCGCTGATACTGCGGCGGAAGCTTTCTTTACCTGCATCCAATGCGGGAAACACCAGCCGATGAAGCAGTACAAGAGCGGCCAGCGCAAACTTCTGTTCTACCGAGAACAAAAGTTCTGCAATGCGCGCTGCAAAGGCGATTGGCAAATTGCGCGCGCCGGGGCGAAATACGCACGCGGCGAGTACACCGTGCATATTAAGCGAGGTTACGCCTGGATCGCGGTCCCAACAGCGGTTACTGGAAAGAAGCATGGCATTCTTGAGCATCGCTACGTGATGCAGCGACACCTTGGAAGGCCGCTTCTGACCGAAGAGACTGTGCACCATAAAAATGGTGACAAACTCGATAATCGCATTGAGAACCTTGAACTGTTCTCGACGCACCATGGCGAAGGCGCCCGCGTCGTCGACAAGGTCACCCACGCAATCTACGTCCTTCGCCTGTACCCGCAGTTTGCGCGGGAGGCGGGCGTCGAACTTCACGAGATCGCGAAGGATGCTCATGTCGGTCTCTTAAGCGGCCTCGTTTAAGATTTTCGTGATTTCATGGTCGGCCGCCTTTTGCGGGTTTTCCCAAAACGCCTTGTATTCGTTGTCCTTGTCCTCGGAAGTGCCGAACGGCGTGAGATAGCTTGGCAACGCGTTGTTGGGCTTGACCGGCGCGGCCTTTGGCAACTGGTCGAGATAGACGAGAGCGGCAGCTTCCGGGTCGGCAATCTGACGATCCTGCATCACCTTGATAAGGCCGGCTTTGCCTTCTTCGGTGAGCGAACGCTTCTTGACCACCGCATCGATCTTCTCGGTAATCGTTTTCAGGTCGCCATCGTCCTTGGCTTTCTTCTTGTCGTCTTCGATCGACTTTTTCATCGCGGCGAGTTCGTCTTTGGTCGCCTTGAGTTCGTCGTTGATCGGCTTGGTCACGGTCTCAAGCACTTCGACGTCACCGATGTTGGTCTCGGGGCGAACCTCTTTGACCATCTTTTTGACGGTGAGCGCGTGCTTGGGGTTCGACCAAAGCGTGTTGAGCGTGTCGTAAGCCGCCTTCAACAGCGTGAAGTCCGCTTTGGACATTTCGACTTTGTCGCTTGCCGGCGCCGGTTCGTTTTTCTTGTCGCTCATGCGCAACTACTTCCGATTCTGATCTTCGGTGTGTTTGATACCCATCGAATCCCGCTTCACGTCTGACGCCGACGGCAAGCCGCTGTTGCGTGCGCCGATTCCCATGGTGGGCAGCGGCACGCGCTCAATCATGGGGTCATCTTCTTTGCAGCTCGAAATATAGGCCTTAGGAAAAGATTTCGCTGGCATCTTAGTGACTCCGTTCTTTGCAGAGATAAATCAGCAACCGATGGACCTCTTCCGTGGTCGCATCGCATTTGATGCGGTTGGCTCTCCACGACATGATAACACAGTTGCCAGGAACGTAGCCCTTACTGGAATCGTGCCGATCAATCGACGGCGAGTTTTGCGATCGTCTCCCATTGATCGGAGCGCCGTAGTTGAGTTCGATCCCAAGAACGGGGCAGTGCGTAGGCCATTGCAGATCGTTTACCGTGATCGAAAATTCACGCCCCGTCTGCTTGGCATTCTGCTTGGCCCGATGGACGATGCTTTTCTTGCGGGCATCAAAGCTCTTGTTTCGGTAATAGTCGGCGCCCCACTTTGCCTTTTTCCGCTTCTCAGATTCGAGTGCGCGCTTGGCGCGATCCTCAACGAGAATTCTGTCGCGATGCCTTGCGTAATACTGCCGTCCGACCTCTTTGACCTTCTCTTTGTTCGCCGCCTTCCAAGCTTTCTGATAGGCGCGGGACTTATCCGTCCTGTGGTACTCCCGGTGCCATTCGTTACAGCGCTCTTGTGTCCTCCACGCCATCAGGGTGCCCCGGCGCCCGGTGGCTCTGGCATTGCGGGCGGTTGACCTTGGGGGGCGCCTGAGAGTTTCGCAATAACATTGTTGGGCGCGTTTTGCGCTTGCTGACGGATGAGTTGCAAGAGGCCGGTCATCTGCGGACCGGCCATATTGGGATCTTCGTCGGGCATCGCTTCGAGAAGCGTTTTGATCGTGCCCAAAACTTTGCTGTGCAGGGGCGAGCCCATCGGCATTGCGGGCAATGCGTCCTGCAAGAGCTTGACGGCATCTCTGACCTTCATCACGCCAGAGACGGCATTTCCTGGATTTGGTGATGGTCGCGTAACGCCGCCGAGATTGGGTGGGGCGCCGCCCCCTATACCCGGAGGTGCGCCCGGAGGTGCCAAACCCGGAGGTAATGGAGCCCCTGCGGTGGGCGGGATTCCGGGTTGCGGACCGATGGCCATTTACAAAATCGTGCCCCTTTGGGCACCCAAAGACGAGAGAGAAGGGAAGGCGTCCCAACCCTCACCGTCTTGAGGTGTTGGTGTTTACTTGCGCTTACCGCGCCGATGACGCCTACGCATGGAGAGCTTTCCTTTCGGTTAAGAATGGCAGGGGGACTCTTTCCTACCCCTGGCACCCACGCGGGTGCGGCTCAGTCTTCGGGCAACGGTTGGGTGGGCGCAAAGTCTTTACGGTGACGGGTCGACTATATAAAACTACAACCGTAACCATCCGTGTATGAAACCAAATGGGCGTCGGCCTCTCTCCGAAAGAACTCTCGATGAAAATCGGCAAGACGGTTCACACGCTCTGGCTCTGGCGACTGCACGGTAAAGGGCCTCCCTACATCACTGTTGAGGGCCGCGTGCATTACCCGATCGATCTCTACGATCAATGGATTATCGACAACACGCGCAAGTAAGCTTCATTTGCAGAAAGTGTAGTGTACGTTTATTGCAGAAGCGCACTTCTCTTTTGAGGGGTCTTCATGCCGCTTGCTGCAACTGCCCCGTCATTACCGCCGATCCTTTTGTCGAGCGATGTTTCAATAACGCCGTCGAACCAAGCGTCCTATAACGGACGCACTCTGACGTGCTCTACGGCGCTAACAATTACGCTCGGCGCAGGGCTCGCGCTCGGCTTCGGCATAACGGTTCAACCTCCGTCATCTGGTAACGTGTCGATCGCGTCAGATGGCGTGGTGCTGTTGAACGGCCTAACGACAACCGTCGCCGCCTCAATCAGCAGCACTTACCTATTCCAAGTCGAACAGGTGGGCGTCGATTCGTATGCCGTGACCGTACCTATCGGCGGCGGTGGCGGCGGCGGAACACCCGGCGGCAGTACCACACAGGTACAGTACAATGCGGGCGCGGGTAACTTTGGAGGTGTGAGCGGCGTCACCTCAAACGGTACGACACTTTCTTTCATCACCGGCGCGTTGCTTCTCCTTGGCTCGACCTCTGGAACGGTCACACTCAACGCCCCTGCTACAGGCGGCGGCACACTTACCTTGCCTGCGGGCACGGACACTCTCGTTAGCCTTACAGCTACTCAAACGCTGACTAACAAAACTCTGACGGCAGCCAATCTCGATACGCCTACTGTAATCACGCTGACGAATGCCACGGGATTGCCGTTAACGACTGGCGTCACCGGTATTTTGGGCCCGGCGAATGGCGGAACTGGTGTCGCGAACAACGCCGCTTCCACGATGACGATCTCAGGAAATTTCGCGACTACGCTTACTGTTACCGGAACAACGGCAGTAACGTTGCCCACATCCGGTACGTTGATGGTCAACCCGATGACAACGGGTGGCGACATTGTATACGGCGGGGCCTCTGGCGTTCCTACGCGCCTTGCGAACGGAACCGCTGGACAAGTTCTGACGAGTAACGGAACGACGCTTGCGCCATCGTGGCAGGCCGCTGGTTCTGGAAGTGGCCTCACGATTAACACCTCCGCCATAACTGGAGGCACGACAACTCGTCTCCTTTATGATAACGCAGCGACGGTTGGTGAAACAGCAAATTTAACGGTGACGACTAATGGACTGGGGTTTTCTGGCGCGGTACAACTTTATTGGAGTTCAGGCAATGCCGATATTGAGGTTAGAAACTTCGGAGATAGCGCATATGTTCCTATAAGAGCGTCTATTTTTCAATCTTCGGGCGGCCCGGCAGTCAATACATCCCAAGTGTTAACAAACGCTGCGGAGATGAATAACACCGGATTTCGGGGTGCCTCTCAGGTTTTAAATCTTCTTGCTGCTTCGGGGATAGCTTGGAATGCCAGCACAGCGTTTACCGCTCCCGATACAGGATTGCAGCGTATTGCTGCAGGCGTTGTGGGGTTTGGTGTTGGTACAGCGGCTTCTGTTGCAGGAAGCTTTCAAGCATTGAGTGCTGGGCTTGGAACAGCGATTCTATCGTCTGCAACATTAGCTATTACCGCAGGCACAACGGCGAAGGCGCAGGTTAATTTCGCGTCGAGTACCGCGCCAACATCACCAAACGATGGGGACTTTTGGTACGACGGTACGAATGTGAAAATTCGCGTTGGTGGAACAACGAAGACTTTTACTCTCATATGACCTGGTCGCCCGCTGATTTTACAACTGATTTGATCGGCTGGTATCGTGCTGATCTTGGTGCGAACACATCTGCGGTCTGGAAAGATCAATCAACTCAAGGAAACGATCTTACACAGGCAACACCAGCGAACCGGTTTGCCTTAACGACGGGAATTGCAGGTATTGCTTGTTATCGAAACCCAACACTCAGCGCCATGAGTTGGTTCGATATACCTTTTTCTTTCGACACACAATTGCACGCATGGTGGTGCCTATTCCGAACTAGAAGCTGCCCGTTGCGAAATCAACGTCCTATTGCATCTTTTGGTCCAACTTCAACAACTCTGATGCACCAGTACACACCTGGAATATCTCCTAACTCACACATTCATAAAGTGGAGGCGATCAGCAGTGGGAATGTGTTAACGACACAGCTACTCGGGGATAGCGATTTGAGCTTATTAATTTGCTCCTCAACTTCATCGGGCGCAACGTTTAGGCTTGACGGTGCACAAGCTACGACAGCGGCTTTCACTGCTGGAACAGTAACAGGAGGGCGCTTGTTTGGGAGACAGGATGGGCTTTCTATTGAGGGCGAAGTCTACGAGTTTGGCATTATAGGGCGTCCTATGGTGGCTGGGGAAATTTCTAATTTGGAGACCTATATTCAAAGTCGTATTAGACCATGGCCTACGTTTGGGCAAGTTGTTGTAATAGGCGACAGCATTGGTGAGGGGGCGGATGCAGTTAATAGTCTTGGTATGTTCGGATTATTAGACAACGACATAGGTGCTACGTACATACAGAGGTCTTATTGTAAAGAAGGGCAGGCGGCTTCCGATTTTGCTTCATTTTCATCGGAATTCTCTACGCTTTTCGATACGGGGCTTCAGCAAAATATTGCGATTTGCCAAGCAGGAACGAATGATCTTGGTGCTGGGGCGAGCGCTGCGACTGCTTTTATAAGCATCACAACATGGCTGTCTGCAATGCGTTCAGCAGGCTTCAAAACGATAGCTATGACGATTGCACCTCGTAATGATGCTGCGTGGGATGCTGGTAAGGAAGGCCAAAGGCTCAGCCTAAATTCTATGCTCAGGGTTGCAAATATTTCTAGTGGCGTTAGTCGAACCGCAGACATTACCACGTTACCTGCGATGGCTGATCCAAATAATCCAGTCTATTTTTCGGCCAATAAACTGCACTGGGCCGACGCTTCATTCGTCGCCGTAGAGGCCTTTCTAAAACAATCAATTTTAGGACTTGTATCTCCAACGACGAACTTTCGTAATGTGAAGCACCGCGGGCGGACGCAGTCTGTTAGAAGCAATAGACACATGAGGCGGGTGAATTAAATGTCGGACATTTGGAACAGAGGTAGTTTTACGACATGACCACGGCCGTTCTCGGACAAGCGATGAACTTGGTAGGGGGGACGATTACCCTAACCATACCTATTGGCACACAATACTTCTTCATTCAAAACCAGGATACGCAACCCATACAGATGACGGTACCTGGGTTGATAGGCGGGCCAATTTTGAATCCTTATGTAACACAGGCTGTTGGATTTTCCGGCGACTGGCTGGACATTCCCGGCTTTCCTTTCCTACCGGCATCCATCACATTGACAAGCGTAGGACCTACTCCTACTGCAACCGCCCAATTCGCAGCATGGCCTTCGGCCAATCCACCCACCAACTTTTTCCCCGCGCGCGACTTCCGCGTGATCGGGCTTTGAGGGACAAACAATGCTGATCGACTTCCGAAAACCGATCCTTGATATTTCCGGCGAGCCTATCGTCTGGCGTCCTGAGCAGCGCGATCCTACCGGCAAGGTCACGAAGCCTGAGCAAAAGCTCACGATGTTGTCCGCCTGTCAGGAGGCGCTCGGCGCTGCCTTTTCGGACGAACAAACGACTCTTTCACAGAAGGAGAAGATTGAGCGATTTTCGCTTGCGCTTCGCATTGCCAATCCGATGCCAGTCGAAATTACGCTCGATGAAGCCGGCGAGATCAAGAAATGCGTCAACAAGCTATTCGGCGGCAGTGTCATCCTCCCGCGGGTAGCCGAGATTTTCGAAGCAGCGACGAAGGCAGACGCAAAGTCGGAAATCAAAGCCGTCGCGTAACCTCAAGGAGAAAACTGATGTCGATCGCCGATGCCACAGAGAATGCCATTCTTCTGCTGATCTTCAACGCAACCGCGTGGTCGAACTACGCGGACAACGCCGCGGCATCACCACAAACCAACATCGGCGTAGCGCTGCACACAGCCGATCCTGGGGACGCGGGCAGCGCTAGCACGTCTGAGATCGCTTACACGTCGTATACGCGTATAAATGTCGCGCGTACGAGTGGCGGCTGGACGGTCACCGCTGGCTCGGTCTCGCCGCTGTCGGCCATTAACTTCCCGACCGGAACGGGTGGCGCTGGCACGGCATCGTTCTTCTCGACCAGCAAGTCCAACGCCACTCCACCTACAGGGGCGCAAGCGATTTTGTGGAGCGGTACGGTCACGCCGAATATTGTCTGCGGCTCAGGAATCACGCCACAACTCACGACCGCTTCAACTATCACGTTGGATCTCCATTGGATTAGTATTCTACTTGTGGCATTACTCCTCTTGCAAGTCATCGGAGGGGAAATGTCATGGGGAAACAACGCGCTAATCCTGTCACTGATGATCAAATTATCGATCATTATCGGCACAGCCACTCTGTTTACAAAACAGCTACGGCGCTTGGGATCGGGGACACGACCGTCCATCGTGTCTTAACGAAGTATGACATCCCCAAGGTAGGTCTGACCGAGTGGCGAAAGAACGCGACAATGTTTGTCGGACGAGAACAAGAGATACGCAAGGTCTACGAATCGGGCGTTCCTGTAAGTCGACTAAATGAGCATTTTGGCAAAGCGTCCGGGTATGCCTTCAAGTATGCGCTTCGGCGAGCTGGTGCCGTTCTTCGTGAGAGCGAAGCACAGCCTCTGAAGCCCGGTGAACTTGATCGCATCAGAAAGCTGAAGGCGGCAGGTATGGGGCAGGTGAAGATTTCGCTAGAGCTTGGTCGTTCGCAGTCTTTTATTAGTCGCGCTATGCGCCGTCACGGTATCTCACCCAAGAGAGAAGCGGGGGCTGCTCATTCCATGTGGAAGGGTGGACGGATGCTTGATTCAAATGGGTATGTTCGGGTTTGGGTTGCTGTTGATGATCCACTGTACTGTATGGCTATGAATGACAGTCATGTTCTTGAGCATCGATTGGTGATGGCTCGGAAACTTGGTCGACCGTTGCTCAAAACCGAAACGGTGCATCACATCGACGGTGATCCCGGCAATAACCACCCGGACAATTTACAACTTCGGCAAGGCAAGCACGGCAAGCATAGCGTTTTCGTCTGCCTCGATTGCGGGTCTCACAACATTGGCGGCGCTCCAATCAAGGATGGGCACTGACCATGTCGGCGCATGACGATTTTCGCGATTGCTTAGAGCGCGGCGATCTGGCGGCGCTCAGGCGGCATTGGCAAGAGACGTTCCCAAACATGCCGCAGCCGAAGAACGACACAGAGGCCGAGATCGTTATGCACCATGCGCGCACGCAATCGATCATGGTTGGCTTTATGGCGCGCGCCTATTCGCATCGTTGGCTCTGTGAGCGCGGACTTCCTTCTGGCCTGCCAGACCAACTAAAGCCCAAAGCCGAACGGATTTATCCACGTATCGTCTCGGCGGTTGGCGTGTCCTGCAACTCGAAAGTGCCGGGACTGGCTGACGCCGTCGAAGCCGCAATGAGCGCAGCAGTCGCGGAATGCTACGCCAATCGTGAAAGCGACCCCGTTCTTATCAAAGAGCGCATGATGGCGGCGCGCTCCAAAACCAAAAAGATGCTCATGGGGGCCGGCTATGGCTGACTGGATAGCGACCGTCATCTCACAGCGCGTGGGCGACGTGACGAAGCCCGATGAAGTTGGCCGGCTATTCCTGACGGTCAAGTACGATCACCCCAACGACGGCCGAAGCGTCACCAAGATTCACCCGATGTCGCGGCCCGATCTTTGGATGAACGTCGTCAAGGATCACGTCGAGAACTTGAACAACATCGATGCCATGGCCGCGGCAATCCCGACGGGAACCGTCGATCTGTCCGTCTTGCAGCCGAAGCCGCCGGCTGAACCAACTCCAGAACAGCTTGCATTGGCCGCAGCGGAGAAAGCGTTCGTTGAGGCCCAGCGGCTTGCGGCCGTGAAGGCCTTGAACGATCCGGTCACGCTCGCACGCTATAATGACATGATCGCCGCGCAGGATGCCGCCGCGCTCAAGGCGTAAAGGTCATGGCGATTACGCCGGCCTACTACGTTCCGTTCACCATCGCCCAGCCGCCGTCGGGCAACCTGACGGATTTCCCAGTCCTGTTCGCCTCGCAGATCGATCGCACGCACGTCACGGACGCGAACGGCAATGACATAGGCTTTGGGCCGAACGGCGACGGATCGTCCCCGTTCTTCTGGGAAATGGAGCGCTACAATTCCGCCACCGGCGACGTGGTGGCGCACTTCAAGGCCACGACGCTTCACGCGGTCGCCGATACATTTGCCTGCTTCTACGGCGACAACACGGTCTCGACGTTCCAGTCGGTGGCGAGTTCGGTGTGGAACAGCGCCTATCTTGGCGTCTATCACTATAGGGACGGGACGACACTCAGTCTTGCCGACAGCACGTCGAACGGCAATAACGGCGCACCCACGAACAGCCCCATCGCAGGCGCCGGCAAGGTCGACGGGGGAATGGCGCTTGCTTCCGTCAGCACCCAGTACGCGTCGACAAGTAACGCGATCAACCCTGCGGCCATCACGGTCGAATGTTGGGTTAACGCCACATCGTTTCCGCACGGCTACAACACGGTCTGGTCGCGCATTAACGGCAGCGTAACGGTCTATTCGCAATTCTTCATCACTAGTGCAGGCAAGACCGCAGCCTATCTCCAGAACGTCGGCGCAACTCAGCTCGATCCCGGGTCCATCACGCTCTCAACCAGCACTTTTTATAAGGTGGATTGGACCTACAGCACGGGGACCGGGCTTGCCTCGTATGTCAATAACGCTTCTGCCGGCACAGCCGGCGGCGGCTTTGTCCTCGATACATCGGCCGTCACGAGCTATGCGGGACATGACTCAGCGACGTCATCTCGCGAATGGAACGGAATCCTCGACGAATTGAGGATTTCCAATACGGTCCGGTCGGCTGATTGGCTCACGGCCTCGTATCGCAATCAGAACGCTCCTGCAACGTTCTACACGCTCGGAAGCGAAACCTCGAACGGCAGCATAGTTTCTGCAACCGGCGCTGCTGCTGGCGTTGGTGCAGCCAATGGCGTCGGTGCAGTACTTGGCAGCATCGGTTCGGCGTCCGGTGTCGGCACAGCGCTTGGTGTCGGTGCCGTGACGGGCAGCGTCGGCGCAGCGTCCGGTATCGGCACAGCGTCTGCGCTTAGCGCAACAGCAAGCGCTGGCTCGGCTGCTGGCGTTGGTGGCGCCGCTGGTGTCGGCACATCGACAAGCACCGGATTGGGCGTTGGTGCGGCTACTGGTACGGGCGCTGCCGCTGCTGCCGGCGCATCGATAGGCACCAGCAGCGGTTCGGCAGCCGGCGTCGGCACCGCTGCTGCCGTCGGCGCTACAGCCAGCATCGGCTCGGCCGCGGGCGTTGGCTCGGCCGCAGCCGTCGGCGCGACCACAGGAAGCCGGGGCACAGCCGCTGGTATTGGCACAGCGCTTGCCGTCGGCGACACGACCGGCAAAAGAGGCTCAGCCACCGGTACCGGCACAGCGCTTGGGGTTAGCGCCGCAACCGCCGCCGCGGTTGGATCAGCCACCGGGGTTGGCACGGCGGTCGCTCCGACGGGAGGCGGCACCACCAGCAGTATGGGGGGGCTTGGCGAAGGGTTTTGGTTCTACTTTCGAAATACATCTCGACTGATGGATTGGGTTGGCTACGACCCGGCCCGGTCGTACCTTCAAATCCTATTTTTGGACAAAACTCGGATCACCTACTCAGGCGTGAACCAGATTGTCGTGCAAACCTTGATAAACAAGGCACATGGCGGCCAAGGTCAGTCCCCAGACGAGTATTATTTGAGCGCGATTGCGAACTCTTATCCAACCGTGATGGTACGTTAAGCGGTCTATTTTTTCTTCTTGCCTTCTTTGGCCGCCAGCTCCGGGTGCTCCGCCATGAATTTGGCGTGCTCGATCTCACGCCGCTCGGCTTCCAAGATCAAGCTTTCTTCGTGCGGGGGATGGGCGAGGGCAAGAAGATCGGTTGGGCTAATGGCGCCGACCTTGTTGAGTTCGAAGGCCAGTTCTTTGGACTCATGGCTGAAGGCGGGCGAGGAGGAGTGGCTGTCCACGGTGACTTTGCAGCCTGCGGGGAGGTCGTACATCATGAACTCGATGCGCTTCATGCCCGGCGCGGGTGCGGTGAAGAAGCGGCTCCACCATGCGGCAGGCGCTTCGTTGGGAAGCGGCGGGCCCGGCTTTGCCCAACCGGCGAGTTTGTCGGAAAGCTTGGCGCGAAGAATATCCAGCGCAAGGCCCCCGACCGCTTCCACAGAGCGCTCTATGCGAAGGGCGCGCGTTTTGAAGCGGGGCGAGGCGGTTCGAACGAGTGTCTCGGCATGGCCTTGGGCGCGCACACCAGATTCCCCTTTTCCCCGCATGACGGCCGAGAACCCGCCCATGTCGTCGAACATTTGCTCGATCTCGCGCAAGTCCATCCAGAGGTCATCGGGCAAGTCAGGGGCAAGCGTTTCCATCTTCGCGTTGGGCGCACCATCGGCCAAGAAACCGCCCGGCTTGTTCAACTTGGCGTAGGCGTTCTGGTTAATCGTCGACGTACCCGTGAAATACCTTGGCGGGTTTTCTTGGCGGCGCAGCAAGCTTTGGATACCGGCCATGCGGGCGTTCAAGGCGATCTGCAAAAGGGCGATGTTGTTGATTTCAGACTTTCCCCAGAAATAGCCCTTCAAGGGGTTCGCACAAAACTCGATGAAGGGGTGATGGCCGGTAAGCGGGTTGGCCTTTCTGGATTGCTCAAGAAGTTCGCGATCGGTCACGCCAACCGGGTCTGCGAACAGGTTGCGGTGCACGTATTTGCCTTCGACGATACAATCGGTGCCCACGACTTGCAGCGTGGTCCAGTCCTCGCCGCGAGCGGCGTCTCGAACCCAGAGTTCGTCTAAGCGTATGAGTTCGGCCAAAACCTTTGGATCGAACGTTGGCCGCGGGCCCGAAAGCCAATCGGTCACGCCTTGGGTTCTCGGCTGCGGGGAGCCGGCTTTTTGATAGGGGTTGAGCCCTCCAAGAATCACCGTCTTCAAGAGGTCCGACTGATCGCCCGGTTGCTTGACCTTCTCAGGGTCCAAGTACGACTTGGCTTTGCGGATCATGCTTTCCGCGTCCGGGTGGCCCTGCACCATGGACGCGAATTGCCCCTTGGTGAGATACACCGAATGAAAGAAGCACTCTTGCGCGTCGAGTGAGCTTAGGTCTTCGCGCATCACCCCAAACAGCTCGGGCTGCATCATGTTGGCTTCGAAGCCACCGCCGGCCCACAGCAATTGCAGAAAGCTTTTGCCCTTCACCAAAGACCAGATGACGCTTTCGTCAACTTCGAGGTCGACGCTTCCGCCGCGAATCTCGCTGTGCAGCCGTTGCTGTGCGGCCTTCGCCATCGCGGTTTCGTCGGGTTGTTCTGACGCTTCGATGGCAAAGCGCAGTTCGACGGGCGAGTACAGAAACGATGCGAGATTTTCGAGATACGGCACAGCCTTGGGGTATGTCGCGGGGTTGCCGTCACTGTCCCCGGTTAAATAAAGATTTCTGTAGAAGGCGCCTTTCTGGATGCGGTCCTTCTGCGATGCGCTGCATAAAGAAACGAGTTCCTGCGCCCATTGGCCAAGTCCCTTCTTGGGTATCTTGAGCGCCATGTTGTGTTAGCCGGCGATGATTTTGATGTTGGGCTTCAAGCCAGGGCCGTGCTCGGGCGAAAGTGCGTGATCGACAATCGTCTTTTCCCGCGGTGCAAACGAGCCGGCCATGGCGCGCTGCCCTAGCAGGTGCATTTGGTTCGCAAGGGCGGGGTTGTGCTTTGGTTTGTTGCCCCAGAAGCCGTCGACACGGGCTTGCTGGTGGGTGGGAAGCCGAGGAACCGATGTGTCACCCTCGCGCTTAGCGTCACGAACATCCGAAAAACCATAATCCCGCGCGACGATTTCATTCGTGTGATCGATGGCTTTGGCGACGTTCGAACCAACAACACCGGGCGGCCTTTGCTCGGCGATAATGTTCTCGATATTGGCCGCCATGCGTTCGGCTTGGGCCTTGGCCTGAGCCTCGCGGCAGGCTTTGATGGGGCAGGGTGGGTTTCGTTCAGTCACCCTGCGCACCTTTCGGCTGTAAACATGGCCGCAGATCAAACATTCGCAATGGATTGTGTATTCAGCCGGCCTTAAGTGTCGCGGAATCACTACAAGCCCCTTTTCAAAAACCTTTACTTGGGGAATACAGTAGTTTCTACCGCGTTGTAAGTAGGCAAGGAATGGCATGCCCCGCTTCGGCCAGTTTTGGCAAGACCCGGTCCGTCAGGCTTAGGCAAGCTAAGTAAGAGGAGGGGCGCACCAAATGATTTTTATGGTCGCCCCTCTTGCTTAATTTCCACCCCAATCGTAAATCAACAACACCTTGCAGTCACAAGGCGAACGCGGTGAGCAGTATCCAGAGAACCTCCATTGTCGACGGCGATGCCTCACCGCATCCCCCGCTTCATCGCGTCGGGCGTGACTGGCCGCGCGACAATGGAGGCCGTTCATGGCACGAGAGAGTAAGACGTCGGCAAGCGCCGAATTGGTGATTTCAGAACTCGAATTCGGCGAAGCGCAATTTCATATCCTAGGGCGCTCACCTTTCGTTTTTAATCGGATGAGCGAGAAGGCGCGGATGCAGTTGTTGCTGCCGCGACCGGGCAGAATGGGCGCAGCGGAGAAGGCGTCCAACATCAAGCATGACCCACTACAAGAGTATCGCGACAGCGTTTACCGTTACCGCACGGACGATCACCCGACGCGTCTCAAATTCCCATCGAATGCGCTCAAGAAGGCGGCAGCATCCGCTGCGCTGGACATCCCCGGTGCTGCCAAGACTGAAATCGGTCGATTGCTAACAGCGCAATGGGGAGACGTTGAAATCTTCGGACGCCCGCAGCTTTACATGGCGGTTGTCCGCATGGCTGGAATTCAGAAGACGCCGGATATTAGAACTCGCGCACTTCTGCCGAAGTGGGCGACAACAATCACGTTGCGATACATGCGTCCAAAACTGAACTTTCAATCCGTCGCCAATCTGCTTGCCGCGGCCGGCATGATCGTTGGTGTAGGCGACGGCCGACAAGAGAAAGGCACCTTCAGCTTTGGCCAATTCGAAATTGTGACTGAGGATGACCCAGAATATCTCGCCGTTCTGCGCGAAGGCCGTGAAATCCAGGACGAGGCTTTGGCCAATCCTGATTTCTACGACGACGAAACGGAGGACATGTACCGCTGGTATTACGAGGAGCGCAAGCGCCGCGGCTCCGATTCGGACAAGCCCAAAAAGCGGCGCAAGGCAATCGACACTTCAGAAGGAGAAGCCGCACATGCGTAAAGAACTTATTGACGCCATCACGGCACTGGAAACCGAAGACGGACGAATCACACCCGATGACATCGTTCGCGCGGCGCAAGACCATAACAGCCCGTTGCATAAGGAGTTCGAATGGGACGATGCCGCGGCCGCTCAAGCGCACCGTCTTAACCAAGCGCGCGAGCTTATACGGCGCGTCGAGGTGCATATCGTTATCAACCGCGTTCAAGTCGGCGTTGTTGGCTATGTGCGTGACGTCGAGCAACCGAGCAACAAACAGGGCTATCGTTCGGTGCGGCGCCTGCAATCGGAAGAAGAACTTGCGAGAGAAACCGTTGCTGCCGAATTCGAGCACGCGGCTTCCCGGTTGCGCCGAGCACGCGATATTGCGATTGCGCTGGGCCTTGAGGGTGAGATTGACCAACGCATCGCCGATCTAACGGGCTTTGGCATCCGACTGCGCGCTGAATCTGTGCCAGAGCAAGAGGTGCGTGCAAATTAAAGATGTTTTGGCGAGGCGCGACACGACGCTGTGAGTCATGCCGTGGCATGTCATGCGAGGCTGGCCGGGGCCTGACACGGCGAGCCATGACAAGGCAGGCAAGGCCTGGATCGCGAGGCAAGGACCGTTAGGGCGGTACATGGCACTGCACGGCCGGCACGGCAAGCAATGGCGAGGAGGACGGGGCCGGATCAGGTCAGACATGGTCTGGCAGGCGTGGTGAAGTAAGGCGGGGCCAGATATGCCCCGATGAGGTTGGCAAGGTCCGGCTGGCTCGGCAAGGGCGACTAGGAATGACTGGCCGAGGTCTGGCGAGGGAAGAAGAGGCAAGGCAGGCGAGGATGGTTGGGCAGAGCTAGGCGTGCTGGGGCAAGGCAAGGACAGACAAGGCAGGCGCGGCGGGCTACGGCTCGGCACGATGGGGCGGGAAATGGCAAGACAGGCTAGTCGTGATATGACCCGGTTAGGCTTGGTGGGCCATGGCGGGGAGTGGCAAGGCAGGCAGGGTTAGCCCGGGCAAGGCTGGGCGTGGAGTGACAAGACTTGGCGAGCTTTGGCTCAGGGACGAGGCGTAACCTCACACAGCAATTTATGTGGGGTTACGCCAGTCCTCGTTCTTTCATCCACCGCGGCGGTTCCGAGCCTTCGTTTGCTCGTTCTTCGGCTCTTCTGAAAAAATCAGCAACGATTCTATCGACGACGCCGGGGTCGGAATTGTCGCCCGCCTCACCGGATTGCACGCGCGCAAAAGTCATGTTTGCACTCAACATTCGGCCTCTTACCCAATCAATAAATGCGCGACTTGCTAGCGCGCTTGCAAACACGCGATCGTCTTTGTTGGTGCCGAGCGCGCCGAGTTCGCCGCCGTCCTGAACGAACGTCAGCATCTCTTCAGTCAACGGAAGCGAGTGCAAAATAAGCACGTTGGTGACGTGCAGGTCGCGAAGCTGGTTCATGATTTCGAATTTGTTATCGCGTGAAGTCTTCCAGCCCGCGACATAACCTGCGCCTGAAAGCGAATCGCTTTTGTGATACAAAAACCAACGCGCGTTGTTCAAGAAGTCTTCCCAGTCGAGGTCCTTGACGCGCTGCGAATACATCTCGGCGTTGAGTTGATTGCGCAAATTGTTGAATTCGGCCAACACCGCCAAGCCAGGGCCACCGGTGAGTTCGAGATTGCAGATGCAGTTTCGATACGTTCCCGCGAGATACGCCAGCACCCATGCGGCTTGCCGGGTCTCGACGTTGTCGACGGCGTACTCAGCCACCTGAACCAGCTTGTCCGCGTAGCAGCGATACACCTCACAACAGTGCCTATCTTTATTGTCGTTTCGTCCGAATGCCGGGTCACAGCCAATGACGTAATCGCCATGCTTGGAGGGTTCTTCCCAGATTCGTAATTCCACCTCGTCTACTGTGCGAACCTGCTCCATCTTGGTGGAAAAGAAATCTTCCCCGATCCAAAAGCGATAGCCTTTGAACTTGACCGGCTCGCTGCCCGGTTCGAGGCCCTGAATCCTGGACATATCCTTTTGCAGGACGCGCGTTTGAAAGAACGAATAGCCGGTCAAAACGAAGGCCTGTTCTTCAACCCAAGGCAAATTCTGGTGCATGGACTCTTCGCGCACCGAGACGTTGGACTGCTGGTGGCGATACCAAGCGAGTTGGCCTTGGGTGATGGTCACGCCGTAGCGCTTTTTGACCGCGTCGATCATCTCGCTTTCTTCTCGCGAAAGCGTTTCCTGAGAGTACTGCTTGAAGAGTGCCGGTTGCGGCGCCGGGCCTCGCGGCGAGTACGCATTGATGTCCTTGGACCACCAGCCGATGAAGAATCTATGTTTGGTGAGGGTGTCGCGGCCGGCTTCCAGCCACATGTCGTGCCAGTGATTGTAGCCCTTTGCGGTCGATTCCCACAGGTACAGCCGATCGGGATGGGTTTGCGCGAGCGTGTTGACGAACGAGTTCAAGCCATCTGGGTCACCGTAGTTGGCACACTCCGTCAACAGCGCGCAGTTATAGGCGCGCGATTCGCCAAGCGTCTTTTTGCGTTTGCCTGCCACCAGATAGTCCAGGTTCGAGCCGTTGGTGAAATGCGTGAAGGCGCGGTTGTCCTTGCCCTTCTTGATGGCGAAGGAATCACCGAAAAACTTCTTTGGAAAGCTTTGAATATACCGATGTATCGTTAGCCGAAACTTCTCCCGGTTCTCTTCGGTATCCACGACGAGGGCAGCTTGTAGCCCAGGGTGCATTGCGAGCCAGAACAGAAGGATCGCAAGGCTTATGGTGGAGACCCCAAGCTGACGCGCTTTCAAGCATAGAAATTCGCGCTTGCCTTGGTCGAGCCCAATACAGATGTTGTCCAGGAACATGCGCTGCGAACCCCACATTTCGAGTTCGGAGCCGCGTTCGTCTTCGGCCACCGTCTCTTTGGAGTCGATGCGGAGCTTGGTGAGGAATTCATCGAACAGGTCGCGCCAAGCGCGTTGCGACGTCGGAACGGCAAGGGCTTTGGGCGGCATCAATCGTATTTTGGCACTTTGCGGTCTTTTGTGTCCACCTCATCTGAGAGCGCGAAACGGATGGCCTCGGCGGCATTGTGATACGCCTCTGCCTTGTGAACTTCGTACTCTCCATTTTCTACCGCTGTAAGTTTCTCCGCGTACCCGTACAAGGCCTCCATGACAACCTGAACGGCCCGAATTGTCGTCGTCAGGCGCTTGATGGTCTCCTGCGCCCTGACGACTTGCTCTTGGTCGGTCGACAGAGTGTCCGTCATGGGTTTTCTTCTTTGGCTGTGTGAGCGAGGCACCAATCGTTGTCTTTGACCGTTGGCCAAATAGCCTCGCCCGAGGGGCCAACACCCATCACCATGTTGGCGTAGCGGGCTTGGGGCGGGGCGCCATGACAGCGCAAATGGCCATCGGCAGCGCGCAGAGCACCTTTGCAACTGACACAGGTGTCGGCGCGGACGGTCGCCTTAGCCGGTTCGGGCAGCGCAGGGGTAACATGGGCGATCGGGGGCGTGCGTTTAGCCGTGGCCATAAATCTCAACCCAAATGAGGCCAAAGACCATCACCGCCATCACGCCCATTAGGAGAATGGTCGTCCAACCATAAGGACCGATCTTCTCGCCCGTCTCAGGATCGTAACGCATGCGTGCCTCGCTTTTTTGTTGGCTGGAATATATCTCTAAACGAAACGCGTTCGTCAATTGCAAATCGCCTTAAAGTTGCGCTACACACCACAACGGCCGCTCGCGCCGGTTCACCATGGAGGTTCACAATGGATCATTCTACTGCACTGAAGAAATTCGCCGACAACGCCCCGAACAAGAAGAATGGCTCGCCGCAGTTCTCGGACGAGGGCGTGACCGCACACTCGATGCACTCAGGACGCAAAGGCGGCAACGTGCTGGACCAGAAGGCGGGTGCCGCGATCGCCAAGACCATGCTTCAAGCTTTGGCTGACGGCGATTTTGTCATCGTATCGGTGGACCCGCCGGACTACGCCGATCCGGCAAAGCTGGCGGCGCAAGTGGCGGCCGTCGACAGTGGCGAGGTTAAGGTGAAGAAAATCGTCACCAGTCAGATTGCCGAGGAAGGCCAATCGCGTATGAAAAGTGTCTCGCACACCTTCGAAGGCGGGGCGTTGCCGTCGCTCACCGTCGTCTACAAGACGAATGAAAAGCACAAGCGCTAGGAACGCACGAGGGGCCCGGGTGCTAGGGACACCCGGGCTTGCCTTCGAACTCGGCCAGGAACAGGCGCGCGGTTTCGCGATCTTCCTGGGTGAAGACCATAGCAACGCGATCCGAGCTGCGCACATTGGCAATCATCCCCATGAGCGCAACGGCACGGCGAATGACTTCCTTCTTATCTGGCGAGCCCAAAAGCGTTCTCGCGTGTTCGTCGATGATCGCTTGCGCCTCTTCAAGCAAACGGGTGTCCTGGACGAAATGTTTGGTGAGGCGTAGTGCGAGGGCGTCGTTGAGGTTCATCGCACCCGTCCGCAGCGAGAGCACTGCCAATAGGTCGATTTCCTGTCGGTGTAGCACCGTCCAGGACAGCCGCCCCACCAGCACACCAAAAGCCGTCTCAACCAAATAGGCATCAGGCACTCCCTTGTGTGTCGTTCATGACGTCAAACACCTGTTGGTTACCCTCTTCGATGTTGACCATAACAATCTTCAAGGCGATCTCTTGCGTCATGGACCGCTGGTCCTGCATGGCGATCAGCTTTCCAACCAATTGCGATGCGATGGCGAGCATTTCTTTGGCTGAGCACTTGCCCGCGTGTTTGTCCAGGAGACTTACCACGTCGTTATAAAATTCGCGGTGGGCGGGGCTTGGGTCAACCAGCACGGGGAGAGTCCTTGCAATGGAGGCAGCGTATTTTGAACGTCAGGTACGCTTGCTCGTTAAAAAGCAATTCCCCAATGAGCACATATTTTTCGCTGCCGCACTCTGTACAGCGGTTGGCCACGACGACGTCTATGACGGGGAGCATCAATTTCGCCTTTGTCCGGGCATGACGATCGTCTGCGCCGGCACGACACCGCCGTTCAATGACGGATCGGCCGCAGCTCTGGTCTGTGCGAGCTTCTGGGTTCGCGCTTGTAAAAGCCCACGTAAAATAGCCGCTTCGGCGAGTTCGGTTTCGTCGATGAACATGGCGCCCGACACTTCGCTCGGTTCGGCGTGAAAGAGACTGCCGAAATCGTCTTGGATATCGATAACTTCAGCCGTGACGTTCGGCTCGCTGGTTTGGCGAATCGCGCTGTAGGCATCCATGCCTGCATCTTTGTTACGAAAGTTCAAATGCACCACCGCACCCGAAAGCAAAAACACTTGCACCGCGTAGATCATTGGGAATGCCTCACAAACTTTTTTGATTTGATCGATCGACATTCCGCCTTCGATGAAATGAATTACGGTCCGCCAATCCTGGTCGATGTCAGCACATCGCGCCATCTGCACAATCTCCGCACAGCGCTCACGCTCAGCTTGTCGTGTTCTGTTGTGCTCATCCACATAGGTCTGGCGAAGACGGTGCGGCGCATGGTCCTCAAGCCACTTGGACCCAAGAAGGCACATTAAAGCCGCTTCGTCCTCACTCTCGGGGATCTTGACGCCGTCAGTCATTTGCGAAGCCTCACGTCAACGGCACGTACTGCGATACTTTACGCTCGGGCTTTGCAATCGCACGAACCGCGTGCATGAAGGCGTCTTCGCCGTGGGTTGCTGCGAGTGCCACTTGGCGCGGGTCTGCACCGGGCAAAGCTTTGAGAAAGTCCACCAGCCCGTTAAACTGCGCTTCGAGGTGCTTCACGCCGTTCATCGCGTTGATTTCGTCTTGGGTGAGGTCACGGTAACCGGTGATTTTTTGGTTTTCCATCTGCTGCTTTCCTTTGTGATAGTCAGCCACGATAATCATGACGTGCTCTTTTGCTTCGCCCGCCATGCCCGTTGGTACTCACGCATGTACCCCTTTCGGTCGCGAATAACCTGTTTACACAGGGGACACGGCTTGCCCACTTCGAGGTCGGCTCGCGTCATGGGTGTCACCTTCAAAGCGGCTTTCGCGACCCTCAACTTCTCAGTCTTGGGTTTCTTTACCTTAGGCAAACTCGCCAAAGCCCGAGCTGCGGGAGAGACTTCGGATACAGGTTTCGGTGGACACTTCGGCAACATGCTGTCGTGCAGTTGCCCGCATCCCTTGCACACGACCATCCCCATAAACCGGGTTTACGACCGTGCACCGGTTTATGCAATGGCTGCTTTGGTTTTCTTTTTCGGCTTAACCGGCGCGGAGATCGCGTCTTCAAAAGACCAACCGCGCTGTAACCGCCCGCCAACGAGATTGATATCAACACCAAGGCGACGGCATGCCAACGCTAAGGGCTCTCCGTCAGGCGAAAACCGCGTTCGCCGGGTGTTATTCGCTTGCTGCTCCATCGTTTCCCAACGGCAATTTCCGGGTTCGTAGTGCCCGCTGTTGTCGATCCGACCTAGGGTCAAACCAGCGAGCCGTTCCCCCATATCCGCCAAAAAAGCTTGCGAATCCTTCCGCCAGCGCTCGCACACAACAATCCCGCGAGCGCCATATTTCTTGTACCCATCACTTTTAGGATCGTGACAGCGCCCTATCATGTGCTGCCACGACCGCAGAGCGCCCGCTATTCCAGGCTCACGGTGTAAGCCCTTACCCCATTTTGGCGAACGGGGGCGCAAATTCACTCGGCCGGTCTCCGTCGCCACGCAGCCGCATGAGCGCGTCAACCCACGACTTAATTTCGTGCCGCGAAACCAGCGTTCAACACCACAATCACAACGGCAAAACCACTCGCTTCCAATCTTCTTCCCAACACGACCCATTCGATGCGGACCCAGCACCACCAACCGCCCAAAGCGCTCTTTAACGTGAAAATCCAAATGCCTACCGCGCATCGCCCACACCCTCACCAACGAATAATATCATCTGTGTAACATAAGGGGGGCGAAATTACCCGGAAAAAATGGCGTAAGAAGACGTGGGAGCGACTTTCCCACTTTAGGCTGCGTCCCGATGGAGTCCCAAGGCTTGCGGGCGCCGCTACCCAAGGCTTGCGGGCGCCGCTACGCTCGCCACGGAAGCGCGCTTTCAGGAAATTGCTCATAATTGGGAATTATCAGCGATTGCGTGCTTTATCAGTGGTTTAGCGGCGCCGATTGTCTTCTGTGTAGCGCTCTAATCCGCGTTTTACTAGGGCTTGTGTTTAGGCTTATCCGTGAGCTTGCAATCTTTCCCGCGTTCGACAAAAGACGGAATTGCCTTGCCGGTTTTTGTGTACTTCGTTTGTGCCGAAAAATCGTTGTCTGGCGCGGTCTTAGGCTTTAGCGGCGCTGTCTGCGAAGGACCATCAGCCAAAGGTTTCGGCTTGCTGCGCAACGTTTCCCAGATACGCGGCCCCCTAGCGTTCTGATAGGCGGTATGGCGTGCGCGATCACGATACTGGAACAAGAGATGTGGCGCGGCTTTCTTCAGAAGGTGCAGAAGCCGCTTTGCTTCGGGGTTTGTTAAGAGTTTTCCTTGCATGATTTGAGGGCTTAGCGTGAAGGTTTCTCTTGCGCTAGGCGTGACCGTGCCCTATAAGTAAGACATGAGCCGCGGCAATGGGCCGTGGCGATATTCGGAAAGGTCCGAACGATGATGAAAATCCTTGCCACAGCAGAGGTTCACGGGTCCTACGGGAAAGAGCTCGTGTGGGTGTACGCACAGAACGGTGTTGTGCGCTTTCTTGCACCGTCATGGCGTCCGATGAAATTTGCTGACGCGTGCATGGCGTGCCGGAAGCTTTCGAGCCATCCGCGTTTTGTGCGGTTCCTGGAAAGCGAGGGCGCGCTATGACCAGCTTCACAGCACTTGCCCAGCATGTTTCCGAGGGCCACGCGGCTTACGAGCAGCACTCGCCAAGCGGGCCTTGCCTTCTGGCGACCAATTCGGCACACGCCCTTGAAGCTCGAACTTCAAATGCTCGCCATTCGTGGGGAATAGCTCAAGGTTCTCTGGACTATTGTTCGCCCGCTCGTCCGAACGTTTGTGGTGACAGACTTCTGACGGAAGCAAGAACCGGCCTAGCTCTTTCTCCATGGCAAGACGGTGCTCTCGGACATACCCGCCGCTATTGGCGTGGGGATGGTTTGGTGTGTGGACAAGAACGTAGCCGTCTTTATCGATCGTTCGCCCGCCTTTCCATTGAGCATTGCGAGCGCCTGAACAGCGCTCGGTCGAGAACCGGCCATCGCCGCGCGTGGGCTCTTTCATGCGAATCAGTGCTTCGTAAACTTTGCCTTGTGACGTGCCAAGCGCCTGCGCGACTTCGTACTGAGTTAGGCCGTCGCGATACAGCCGAACGACTTCCGCGCGGCGCTGATCGGTCCATGGTTGGCGCTTTTTCATTGCTTACCGCAGCGAAAGACAGGGGCACATTATGACCGAACAAGGCGAGAAAACCAAGCAAATCCAGGCGCAATTCATTTGCCCGATCTGGACCGTGTGGTTCGGAAAGTCCGTCAACGTCTATTTCAACGCTCACCATGCCGAACAGCTCGTTCGCGCTCTCAAGCTCAATGGGACGCCTTGCGCGGTATTTAATGGCAAAGGGGAAACGCTATGAACCTCTATCGCAACGAGTCCAGCAAACCGAAATGGAACGCTCAACGCAATCTGCAAGGACGCACGCACTACGTCGATGACGATACGCTGCGCTGGCACAAAGCGCGCGTGCTAAGCGCCAGACACGTGGACAACGGCCTATTGTTCGCAATCGTGGAGAGTGTCGCGCTAGACATGAACAACACCAAGCGCGGCTACCGCTACGCAATCTTTGACGTATTCGGCACGATCCTAGAACGCCCGACTCTGGAAAACTCGTTTAAGACCAGCGCGCAAGCCACAAAAGCTATGTGGGCAAAGCTAGACGAGCTAGACGCTGTTGGCATCACGTTGTCAGCCATCAGCCGAGCCGAGCACTACCACGCGCGCGAAATGACAGAACTGCGTGCCACATTGCAAAGCATTGGCAAGAAAGCGGCATAGGTTTTCAGACCTGGGCGCGTGCGAGCCGCGCGCCCTAGCCTGGAAATTGGACCAGGGTTCAAACGGAAAGGAGTCCGTCATGACAATTACAATGCGAGACCATCCCTACAAGCGCGGCTTTTGGCTTTCTTGGTCCAAGGGAAAGCGATTGCGTTTCGCCTATGTCGGCCGCCGCTTAACGGTCAACTATCACTATTTTTTTAACGTGTAGGGGGCGTGTGATGATTGTCTTCAAACTCGAATCCGATGGCGGGTTTATCGCGGGCGACACAAAAACGCGCGTCGCGTCCTATGCCTATCCCACAAGCGAATACGCGACACTCGCGCGCAAAATGCCAGCGACCATTGCGCATGAGATGATGGCACGCGCGAACTCGTTCCACGCACGCGAGGATTTCATTGGCTACTATTCCCGGCTCTGGGAACGCTTGCGGCCGTAAAAACTCACAAATTTTCACAACACACGGGAGTCGACACATGAGCCTGATATTTCAAATCATAGGGGGCTTTATATTTCTGGCCATGCTGCACTCGTGGCTAACCGACAAAAATAACTAAGACTTCAGCCCATAGCCTGAGAACTCACACACATTTTCTCAGGCCTTGGGGTGCAGTCAATCAGGACAGCACACACACGGAAGGAGTCCGTCATGACAACGCTTAACCTCAAGACACTTGCAGCGGTTAACCTCTTCGCGTCCAACGAGTCCACACGCTACTACCTCAATGGCGTTCTGGTAGAAGCGCGCGCCGATCACGTGATGTACGTCGCGACCGACGGTCACAGAATGATGGCCTATCGCGAAAACCTCGAACCGCTCGAAGAGAACGCCGCGCCGAGGCTAACGGGCGATTTCATAATTCCGTCGGACGTGTGCAAGCGCCTAAAGCCTAAGAGCGCAAAATACTCATACCAAGAAACCGCAAACCTCACACGCGAGGGCGACGCAGCGCTAAGACTTACGACACTGGACGGCACGGCACACATTTTCAAACCCATTGACGGGACATATCCCGACTGGCGCCGCGTTGTTCCAGAGACTCTTTCGGGCAACGTCACCATTGAGGCGAACGACAAGCGCGCGTCGCAAGGGATTTGTTTTAATCCCGACTATCTTGTGAGCTTCAAGAAATTCGCCGAAACGACTGGCACAACGTACTGCGGAATCGCGTGCAACGGCGGTGATCCGGCCGGAATCGTTTTCTCTGACGAAAACGCGTTTGGCGTGCTTATGCCGATGCGCGCCGAAACGCAGGCCGAATTGGTTTCGCGTTGGAACTGGCGGCGCATCGTTGCGCTGCAAATCCCTGTACCAGAGACCGCGCCGGAAATGCTGCAAGCGGCCGAATGACACTTTCGGGGCGCGGGCGCAAGCTCGCGCCTCACACACACAAACGGGAGACACACATGAGCGACGCCAAAGAAGTTGGCCGCATCGTTAAAGCCATCATGCCGTTACTCGCTGGCAAAGACGGCGGCATACAAGGTGCCGTGCTCGCCGAGCTTGTGGCGATTTGGCAAGCCGGGCATCACCCCGACTTTCGAGACACAAACCTAGACCTATGGCTGGAAACCGTTCGGGCGCTTACGCCGCTCTGCGAAATGGAAATTTTCGGCCCGCAAGGCTTTCCTATGGCGGAGAAACTCACATGAGCCGCTTTGTGATCCAGGTGCACGGTTTCGCCAACGGCGCGCCGTGCTCGCACATAGGGCAATTCGTCCGCACATTCGATCACGAAGCGCACGAAGGCGTCGGCAATGGCACGTTTACGCCCGACATAGACAAGGCCATGACGTTCCCCACATTTCTGGATGCCTTCGAATTCTGGCGCAAGGTCCCAACGTGCAAACCCACACGCGACACAGACGGCAAGCCTAACCGGCCTTTGACCGCCGCGACGTGCGAGTTCTTTGACCGTGACAAAGGGAGGACCGCACCATGATTCATCTCATCGGTATCGTAGGAGGCATCCTAGGTCTGGCCATGCTGCTGAAATGGATGAACGAAGATGACTAGAACCTGCGGCACATGCACGCTCTGTTGCCGGCTCTTGCCGGTTTCGGAGATTCACAAACCCGCCAACACACCTTGCACGCGCCAATGCGCAAGCGGGTGCGCGGTCTATACCTCGCGGCCCATGTCCTGCAAAAATTGGTCCTGCATGTGGCTAACGGACCGCGAGGACGCGGCCGATCTGAAACGGCCCGATGGCGTGCACTACGTGATCGACACCGTGCCCGACGTCGTGCGGGTGGACGGGGTGGACGTTGGCGCTGTCCAGGTTTGGGTTGACCCTGCCTATCCCGATGCACACGAGGACGAAGCCTTGCGCGACTTCCTCGACCATTGGGGCAGAGAAGCCAGCATGGTCGCAATCATCCGATACTCACACGATTCCGGTTTTGTGCTCTTTCCGCCGTCGCTGACCCGTGGGCGCGGCTGGATCAAAGAGGGCGGCGAAGTGCGGGAGCGGGAGGCGTTCTATGCCTAAAGTCTTCGACCGTGACGAACAAGCGCATGACGAGACCGTTTTTGCTCAACGTCTTGAACACTTTAGGCGACGATGGGTGCCCGAAGACCAAGGCGGATATGTGGCACGCGAGTTTGAGACGGAATTGTACCAGCTCATTTCGAGCGCGCAGCGGGTGGCCTGCCTTCCCCTGGTGCGTCAAATGTCGGCAGCGCTAGCGGCGGCGCCAAGTCCGCTTTCTTTCATTCCAGACGGCCACGCCTCTACCGTAGGCGACCGCAAACCTTCGGGGGGCAGCGATGGACCCTGAACTTTTCCGGGCCGTGGGCGAGGCTCTGTACGGCGCTCGTTGGAAAAGCGAGATCGCAACGCTCTTGGAGGTGGACTACCGGACCGTCCAGCGCTGGGCCAAGGGGGAATTCACAATTCCCTGGGGGGTGAAGGTGGAACTCAGGCGAATTTGCCTGGAACGGGGCGGGGCGCTCTTACTCTTAGCCGTCCAGCTTCAGGACAAACCCTCGGGCAGCGCCATTGTGGCGACTACTGGAGGGCTCTAAAGGAGGGGGAAGACCACTATAGTTGAACATCACACAAAACACAAACCCCCGGTAGTGGGACTACCGGGGGCATGTCGGGCCGAAATCAAGGGGGTGTTGAGGAATCTCTTTTACACCGGGCACAACTTAAAGTCTAGCGCAGATGAAAACCGCAATTTGTTTGGGTATTCTGTACTTCGTGCTTTTGGTTCTCACGCTAGCGCTCAAGCCGCCAGGGTTCACGGGGTAGGCTTCCAGCCCAAAAACTTCTCGGCCATTGCGTCAAGCTCGGCCACGGTAAAGCGCGTGGTGAGAGAGTGGCGGGCATCCGTCACCATGCTGTAGCCCCAACGCGTATCGGTCGGGACCTGCCAGTCATAAAGCTGGGCAAGCTCGATCACTTGGGTGTCGCTGAGGTCGGCAAACAACACATGTTTTACAGGTTCGGGGGGCGCGGGTTCAGGGACAACCGGGTCGGGCTCGACCTTGCCCTCCCGCAAACGGCGGTGGTGATGGTGCTGGCGGTTCTTCGAGGCCATGGGCATGTCGTCCTCTTCGCTTGGGGGCATAACCGGCATATCCGGGCCCTTGTTCTGATGGGGAAAGGGAGCATCCACAACCGGCACGCCTAAAAATTCACACAGAGGCGCCATGGACGCGTTCTCGTTCACCTCAATGCACAAGAGATCGTCGCGGCCCTTGAAGTACTCTAGCACCTCGGCATTGTGGCGGCGGTAACGCTCGCGAAATATGTCCTCGTTAAAGTCGATCGTCCCGTACGTGATGCCGTGCATCTTGTGAGAGAAGCCGTCGATGTCCCAACTCCACCGGCGCGGATTCCAGTCATAGGTCCAAAACATCCTACAGCTCTCAAGCCACACGTCTTCATCGCGCACGGTGAGAATAAACTTCGACCCTGGATAGGCTTCGTCCAGCCGTCGGTAGAGCAACGGAATGGGGTTGTCGCAAAGCGCATAGTCCAATTCCAACGTGCGCGAGCGGCCCCACTTGTTCATCTCTCGCCAAATCGCGCCAGCCCACTCCGCAGACTTCCAATGTCCGCTGTCGAAACCCAAAAGCTGAAACGCTTCGTGCAGGCTGCTCGTCCCCGTGCGCTGCATACCGATGCCGAAGACTCTTGTGGGTAGAGGCTTAAGCGTAATCGGTTCGTCGCTAAAATTGCGATAGACGACACCGCAACCGATCACACCGTTGTTCACGACGGTGTCGTGGGCACGCTCAATGATTCCGTAGATGTCATCATTTTCGTAAGCTTCGGCTTCAGGATATTCCTTGAAGCGGGTTTCAGAATCGTGCGCGATAGCGTGCAAGAAAAACGGGTCTAGCGCGCCACGCTTGAGGCCCAAGCGATTCAACCGCGCTAGCAGGTCAAGATCCTCCCCTCTCCAAGTCTCGAAGATCTCGTTGTAGCCGCCAACTTTTACAAAGTCCTGTGCGCGAATGGCGAGACGCCCAGCGAAGCCGCGCCCCAACTTGGTGGGACAATCCGCATCATAGCGCTTGCCCCGTGGCGGCAAAGCTTTGAAATCCGGACACAGAAGTGACAGCTCGGGATCATCGGCAAATCTGGCTGCGATGTAATCGGCAAATCCCGGGTTGGTGAGGTTGTCGGAGTCCAGCGTCACCAGTATGTCAGACCGCTCCAACAGCGCGCAGCGATGCGCCATGTTCTTGGCGTGTGCCATATGAAAGCGCGGACTGTGTTGCGTGCGGTAGTAGACAAGCCTGCCGCTTTCGATGTCGCTCTGGTAGTTGCGGGCGATGTAGTCGCCGAGATCTTCAGTGTCGAAGTAATCGAGCAAAACAAAGACCGCCCCATTTTCACCAGCGTGTTTGATGTTTCGAGGCAGCGTTTTTTTGAGGTGATGCAAACGGCCCTTGCATGTGGTGACCATAGCTATCTTCATACATGGGCCCAGGCAACATGGTTGATAATGCGCCCAATCTGTACGCCTGACACATCGTAAAACCGCGCCAAGGCTGTCTGCGTAAGCCCTCCCTTTGCATACTCCGCACGGATATTGCGGATGTCACATTCTGTCAGTTTGGCGGTCCCTACCGTTTCGCCATGTGGGTAAGTACCTGCAACAATCGCATCATGAGCGTTTTCCAGAGGTGTTGCCCACCGGAGATGCCTTGGGTTGATGCACCCTTCGTGACCCTTCCCGCATGAGTGCGCTGCATGGTGCCGGTCAGACGGTGGAGCGCCATGTACCTCTTGGCAAACGAAGCGATGTGCAAAAACCATTCGCCCCGCTCTCCCGCCTAAATCAAAACGACCGCGCCCTGCTTCAGTGGTAGCGAAGGGCCACTTGATACATTCGTCAGTTTCAGAAGCGATAACCTGCTTTAAAAATGGCAGAGCTTGTGGCCTACGCCCCATGTCAGTTCTCTCTGAAGAAACGGGTTACGGTCTTATAACGGGCCGTTATGACGATGCAAGGGTGCGCGCCACTCTTTGGTGGCAACAAACGCCAAAATGTAAAGACTTGACACCCGCCTGCCGTTCAAGAGGTGCGTGTCGCGGCCGGCGCGGTAGACGCGATAGCCTTGGCGGCGAAGTTTCAAAACCGCGTCGTACAGATCGTCTTGCTCTTTGCGCAAGCGTCGTGCGCACGACGGCGTTTCAAATAAGTTTGGTTGTGCAAGGCTTCGCCGGTTCATGCTACGCGCTTCCCCTTGATGATGGCGCGGTGATGATCGCACCAGGGAAATCCCTTCCTGCCACAGCACTCGAAATTCGGCGCGCCACCCTCAGTGCCCCATAAGGGATAGCGGCACTGGTTCGACCCCAAATTTTTCATGTGCGTGTGCTTGGCGCCTTCGTACACGGGCTCGGGTTCTGGCAGCGACGGAAGCTCGCGCTCAGGTAAGGGCTCGTCATCCGAACGCACACGCGGGACCCTCACAACGTTGCCAACCACACCCCAACGCTTGCCGGCACCGATCGCGGCATTGCGGCTACAGCCGAGCATTCGCCCGATTCTGGAATAGCTGTAACCCTCGTTGCGCAAAGCCTGGAGCTGTTCAAGCCGCTCTTTGCTCCAACTTACTGCACTCATTTAATTTCGCCTCTCTCACGTGTTACCAAAAGTTTGAGTTGGCCGTCACGATCGGCAATCGCGATCCTCACACATTCGCCTGGAAGCACAGTGATGACCTCGGGCCAATAGGGAAGCTCGACCGTGCCGTGGTCTTCGTGCATCGTGAAGGTTGCGCCATAGGGCGGCGTAGACATTTCGTTGGGGATCGGACGCACACAAATTTCTTCGGCGTCACTCACTGGCTTTTTCCTCGATATTGTGGTGCGGCCTGATTAAGTCGTAAGGCCCTGTCCCGCCGCGCGGGGATTGCGCCCCGTCAACATGCCAGCATAAATCGATTCGCCGTTTGAAGCCTTTGCCGAACAACCGCGGCCCACAGCGATCATCCACGCGCACCACTTCCCCACACCGCGTCAAATATGGGTATCCCGGCTCGAAGCTCATGGCATGTGCCTTTCCCATGGATAGGGGCGCACCGCACCCGTGATTTGTCGGCAAGATTTGCCGCGGTCTTTCGGACCGGGCGGCCACGATTCGTCCTCGTTGAGGTACTCCACGTTGTTGCAGAATATTTTTACGAGACGCGACTCGGCCGGGCCGAAATCGTTCAAATGCTTGCGCATCGCGACGTAGACTTGCAGCGCGCTATGCCGACAAGTCCCGGCGAGAACGATCTGGTCCCTAGCGTGCACACGGTAAGCGTTGACCGGCTTGGCTGACGCATCGCCAGAAAGGGTTAGCTCCATGCGAGGATCAAGCGTCGTCATTGGGGAAGCCCTATGCTCAAGAGACCAACGAACGCGAACGCTACAGCCGTGCAAATCCCGCAACTGAGAATGGCCCATCGCGTCTGTTCTTCAGGTGACAGCACCTCTGGTGCAACAATGACACCGAGTGCAAATCCTGAGAACGTAATTAAGCCCAATGCGGAAAGGTTTTCATACATGAAAGTGTTCTCTCACGCAGAACACTATCACAACTTTTCGCCGACAACTATTTTTTCAAACCGCTTTGCCTGTTCATACATCTGCATGTAGCCGCAGCGACACATATCCCACCACTCGAACCAATACGCAGCGCCCGGTTTTGGTCTCCATCCTGGAGGGTGCTCAAACCGCCCCATCGGACCGCACCCTCTAGGGCACTTGACCCCCTTACCAATTCTGATTGCTTTACCGTTCTTCTTTTTCATTGGTGGTGCTCCGGGTGGCGGTGCAACTTTTGCGGGCGGGCCGGGCGGCCGTACTGAGTCTAATCCTTCTAGTTCCTTTTTTTTCTTACTGAGAGTTCAGCTTCTGGTGAGACCTGGAGCTTTTTGAGCATAGCACCGCCTTGGTGATGGCGGTGCGTGCCCAAACGCATATTGAATCAGCTTGCTGGAGCCGACCCCTCGCATCGAGCCTCATTCTCGCGTCGCACGCGTAACGAGTTGGCTGCATTTGGCAGGTGACGACCTGCCCCGACCTTCGGCTTCAGCCTTTAGCACTACCTGCGCGGTTCGGTCGGTGCCCCTGGTCCCGCGAACACAATTTCAGTGCCAGCGTAGATATATCCCGCTCACTGAAATGTCGCCGAAATGCTTTACTTTTGACACGGGCTCGGGGTATTCCTGCCCTTTGGAAACGAACTGCCAGCCTCTAACTGGTCCAGATTCGGAGAGCCCGACAGTCGGCAAGCTTCGGGCTCTTTCCATTTCAGGTTATGCCTTAGCAGCGCTGGAGTCCAACCTTACAACAGGGGGTGCCCATTCATCGCGTTTAATTCGTCCAGCCAATCGGTATCGGCATCGGGGGGAATACGAACCTCGACGATAATCCTGGGTTTTTTGGCTTTTAGGGCAATGCGGCGGGCAAGGGCATAGGCAGCGTCCTGGCCGACAAAGTTCGAATCGTTGTCGCCGAGCACGATAATTTTTTTTATGTCGTTGGGGGGCTCAAAGGTCTTGACACCGTTTTCGGACAACGCCGCCCACACCGGAACACCAAATATTTCGTGAGCGGCCAAAGCGGTTTCGACCCCCTCGCTGATGCCGAGAACGTCGCGGACTTCATGAAGCCGCACGGCCGCGCCATTGAGCGTGTGAACCGGCGTCATGGCCTTCTTTCTGGGGGTGAGGTCCGCATCGTAAATGCGCTGTAAACATTCCAGTTTGCCGTCTGGCGCTCTGACGGGCGCAATGACGGCGGGATAGCGGCCTACGAGTTTGAAGTCATCATCGTAATAGGGACAGCGGCAATGCCCGCGCAAGACGGCGGACGTGACGGAAAGGCCGCGTTTATGGAGGTAACTGGCGACAACATCAGGGTCGATTGCTTCGTTGAATAGTTTCTCGATCGCTTGCAGCTTGGCGGCTTCGGACTTTTGCTTGATCGCCGTTGAAGGGCTAGAGCCATCTCCGATGATCTTGGCGATTTCCTCACATGCCGTTTTGAAATCCCACCCGTTGGCCTTGCGCACAAGCGTAAAGCCGCCGCCCGCACCGCATTGATTGCAGTAGTAAGCCCCCTCGCCGTTCCTATCATCGAAGCGATAGCGGTCTTTTCCACCGCAGAGTGGGCACGGCCCATGCTTATTGGTGAGAAAGCGGGTTTCTATGCCGAGGCGGGGAAGAATTTCACGCCAGCGCCCGCGCGCGCGCTCGATAACGCCATCGATGTCGACGTTCACGCGGTGGACTCTTTTTGCTTGGACTTGGCCCATGCAATTTGACGAGAGCGCACCCACTGCCGGCATGCCTCGTCTGGCGGCTTCGGAGTTGTGGGATACCCACTGGCAAAATGGTGAAATTTCTCCTTAAATTTATGCCAAGCCCAGCCGCGTTTGTATCCGCGCTGATCTGCGATGTAGAGCAGCATCGCATAGAACTCTTGTTTCACAATCGTTGGGGCAGCAACGGACCGGTCGCGCTGCGCCTCTCCGAGTTCGCCGTTGGCAGTTCTATAGTCCTGTGGCCGGGGCTGCGGTCGCCATCCACAGACCGAGCATGGCCGCCCCTGAAACCGAACCGCAGTGCATTCCGGGCATGTGGTAAGCCTGGGCATGCCTTTGTATGCGCCGTATGCGTCCTGCGCCTTGTTCACGGCACGCTTGTCTTCGTCGAGCGTCCAGCTAATCGGATCGTCCACATAACCGTGCTCGAAGACGGCGCCGCTGTGATCCAGGACTAGCACCTCTTTCTTGCCAGGAGCGGGGCGCAACCCTCGCCCAATCATTTGACGATACAAGCCCATGCTTTTTGTCGGGCGAGCCAACACCAAGCAACCGACATCAGGGCAATCGAACCCTTCGGTGAGGACCATGCAGTTACAAACGACCTCGATTCTCCCTGAGGCCAGATCCTTCAGAGTTGCATCACGTTCGTCCGTTGGCGTGCTACCATCGATGTGAGCGGCAAGCACACCGGCTCGGCTGAGTTCATTACGGATATGGACGCTGTGGTTGACACCGGAAGCGAAGATGATCGTCGGCAACCGATCGGGGTTAAGGCGAAGCCAGTGCTCGGTAATGTTTCCCACAAGTTCGTCGGTATCCATGCGCGCTTCGAGCTGTGAGCCCACATACTCGCCGGCCTGGACGCGCACCCCGGACAGGTTTGGCCGCGATGGCGCATAAACCTTGGTCGGAACGAGGAAGCCAAGCTTAACCAGTTCGCTGACGTCGGGGCATTCGATGATCGTATCGAACGCCTTGCCAAGCCCGCGCCCATCGCCGCGCACGGGCGTTGCAGTCAAGCCTATGATTTTGGCGGAAGGATATTCTTTAAGGATTTCTTCATAGGTTTTGGCCCGAACGTGGTGGCATTCATCGACAAAGACGAGATCGGCATCGGGCATATTGATTGTGGAACTTCGAATCGCACGAGCGTGCAACGTCTGGACGCTCGCGATCTGTGCGAGTTGAGCCCCACGCGGAACAAAGCCAGCTTGGATAATGCCGGCGTCCACGCCTACGTCGTAAAGCTTGCGCGACGTCTGCGTTACCAATTCGCGGCGGTGAACCAGAACGAGGGCGCGGCGCCCCTGTGCGATGACATCGTTGATGATGGCTGCCGCTATTACGGTCTTGCCCGATCCTGTCGGTGCAACCATCAGAATACGGCGTTGCTGGGCAGCATGAACGCGCGCAATCACCTCGCGCTGATAGGGGTAGAGTTCTGGAGCCATGAAAACTCCTGGTACCGTTTCCTAAGCGAAAGGACATGCCGGGGTCGGGTCGGGTTGGGTTCGGAAACGGGAGAGCAACGAGGAGGTCGATTGCTCTACTTACCCGAACCCGGCGATGCCTTTAAGCCGATGGGTCAGTAGCTATCCGATTGCCATCGCTTTCGTATGAAGAAACACTTTCGCGCGGCTGTCAACCGTTTCTTAACACCTCCTGTGTACAAGCAAGCTTGCAAACAGGGGAGAGGTCCATGCCGAAGAAACCGACGCTTAAATTGCCGACGCCCAACGACAAGCCCGATCGCTGGACAAGAATCAGCCGCGCCCTGTCATCGCACATCGCGGTCGCTGCCATTGCCACAGGTGTCACCGCCTCGCTCACAAGCGAGCGCATCTACGGTGAAGCGCTCGGAACGCTGAAGACGTTTCAGAGGGGCGCCGTCTATGCCGGCTGCGGTCACGAAGATCAGCTCGGAAATTTCGCGTTCAACGTGTTTCCAACCGCGATTAACGAGGAGACCGGCGAGCCTTACCCAAAGGTTAAAACCAAGAAGCGCTAGCGCTGACGGTTATTCTAAATTAGAACAAGGCGCGAACAAGCTACAGGGAAACGCAATGAATCTCCGCCGCTATCTCGCCGTCCCGCTGCTTGCCGCCAGCTTGGCGCTGGCGGGCGGTTCAACGCTTACCGGTTGCGCATCCCAAAGCATTGCGGACCAAGCCCCTGAGACGGTCCTGACCGCTGAAAAGGCTCTGACGGTTGCGCACCTTGCGCTGCAACGCGTGGGCGACACGCTCGTCGCTGCCAGCACCCGCGGGGCTTTACGAGGTGAAGCCGCAGCGACCGCAAAGGTTTGGTACGACCGAGCCGACGATGCTTTGAGGGCGGCCGACACTTTCGACACGGCGGCGAATACGAATGGCATCCTTAATCAGATCCGAATCGCGCATGATGCAATATTCCAGGCCAACGCCATCATATCACCAAAGCCGTAAAGGAAACCCATGAGCGCCGAACTCATAATCCAGTTAGTCACGCTTGCGGCAAAGTTGATCGCCGGTATCACCGACGACATCGTGAAAGGCAAAACCGTAATGTCGGAGACCGACGCCAAGCGGATCAAAGCTGCGCTTGCCGAAAATCAGGCGGCAACCATCGCAATGCGTCCCGTCGTCGATGCTGCGCTTGATGCTGCGTCCAAGCGGTGACCTCCTGGATTAGCGCGTCGTGGAAAACGTCTATCTCGCCCTGATCGTTGCTATTCCGGCCATGATGTCGCCGTTGCTGATGGCATGGCTGACGAACAGGAATCGGGCGCAGGAAAAGACTGAGGATTACGCGCGGCAGGATGCTGTCGCAGCCAAGGCAGAACTCGCAGCGCGGAAGGTTGCAGAGGCCGCCGAGTTGTTGCTCGCGTCGAATGCGCAGGTTGCTAAAGCGGCTGATGAAGCGTCCAAGGCCACGAACACCAAACTCGACGTTATCCATACGTTGGTGAACTCGAATATGACGGCGGCGATGCAGGCGGAACTGGATTCCAGGCGCATTGCGTTGGCGCTGATGTTGGAGGTCGTGGAGTTGAAGAAGACGGCCGGTTCATCGCCAACGGCTGAAGCGCTGGAGGCAGTAGGGGCGGCCAAGGGCAAGATCGTTGAGCTTGAGGCGGCTCTGAACGATCGGCTGAAGCAGTCCAAAGAGATCGAGAAGATTCAGAACGACAAGATGGTCGCGAACTTGAAGAATGAGAAGTGAGATCAGTAGCGATCGCCACCAATGGCCTTGCGCATGCCATCGGCAACAGCCTGCACAAGCTTCTCGTAAGCGTCGCCGGTCGTGAGTTTTTCCCATGCGTCAAGCATGAGTGTGCGCACCTTCGTCTTAAGCGTTTCTTCCTTCGAAAGCTCCTCGCGAGCCACCTGTGCCGTCACCGTATACACAGCTTCGTCAAAAGCCTTCTGAAGGTTCGAGCGGTTGTCGGCATATGTGCGGGTGTCTCGTCCCTTCTCCAAGAGCTGTTTAACAGCCTCGCCAATCAACGTCTCGCGGCGTTCCGGTGTCAAAGAATCCAGAACCGCCTTCATGATAATGCCCTTCATGGCATCGTCGTCTAAGCGCACATCCATGGGATCGGCCTTTCACGTAATCTTTGAGATTAGCTTGGCGACCTCGTGATATAAGGCACTTCGTCGCCACATGCACGCATCGACAAATTCGATCAAATCAAAATGCCTCCCCGACCAAATTATGTCAGGAACCGGAGCGCCTGGCCCGTTGAGAATGAACCGTCGCTCCGCCTTCGTCAGTTCCTTCGCGATGGTCTCGGCGCGGCTCATTCTGGCGGGCGTCTTTCGATTAAAGGCGATGGAGCGCGCTGGTCACAGCCACTAGCGGCACGCTCCACCCAGAATAGGTGATCACTTCCGGTGTGTGCTCCGCGGCTTTGAAGGGCTCTCCGCCTCTTGCATCCCGCGCCATTTGACACCTCCATTTGCTGCGTTCGTTGGTTTTCAAAAACCATTCAGCAAGCCTATGTACCGTGCGACTCTAAAATATACAAGCTTAATTTCCGTTCCCGTGTAGATTTTGTATAGACGCCTACGCGAATTTGAGTTATCACCCTGGTAATGGCACGCGCTAAAAAACCTGTTGACGCCTTCTCCAAGCCCAAAGGCGATCTGATCGGCTATGCCCGCGTCTCGACCAAAGAACAAAACCTCGACATGCAGAAGGTCGCGCTCAAGGAGGCTGGCTGCATTAACGTCTATGACGAGGTTGCGTCCGCCAGCAAGAAAGCGCGGCGCCCGAAGCTCGATCTCGCCATCAAAGAGTTACGCCCCGGCGATACCCTGCTCGTTTGGCGGCTGGACCGGCTGGCCCGCAATGTCGAAGAGTTCTACCTTCGCCTTCGGGCGATCCGCGGGGCGGGCGCTGAGTTCAAAAGCCTCACCGAGAACTTTGATTTCTCGTCAGCGATGGGCGAGTTCATCCTTGTTGTGCTCGCGGCGGTCGCTCAGCTTGAAGCGCAGCTCACGCAGTACCGGACCACGAAAGGGCTGGCAGCGGCTAAGGCGCGCGGCCAGAGGCTTGGAGCGACCCCGATCATTGACGACGCCATGATGCTGCGAATTCAGAAGAAGGCAGCGCTCACAGGCGACAAGAAAATGACGCTACAGGCAATCGCTGATAGCGAGGACATCGCGCTCTCTTCGATCTTCGGGAGATTTGAGGGCGGGCGGAAGGCTATCGCGAAGTGGCGCCCTGGCAAAAAACGTAAAGGCAAGTGAGGAGCGAAATGACGCTAAAGAGCACATGCGAGTTTTGCTGCAAGCGAATCCGCAAGGATCAAGAGGCAATCGAGATCATGCTCGGTGACCGCTTCGAGCACCTCGGGCTGGCTCATCTCCACTGTATCGAACGCGAGCCGTTCTGGTCAGCGTTGCCACAGTTGCAACAGCACCTAACCTTAAAGTCGAGCCCATGACCTTCGAAGAATGGCTTGGAAGATTGGTCGCGGTCCTATCGTCTGACTACGGCGACGCGCACGCGTTCCAGAACGTGAACGAGGCCAAGGATGCTTGGCGCGAGTTCTATGATGACGGTTACAGCCCGGCCCAAGCAGTGGCGGAAGACACTGCTGCCGGTCTACAATAGGGGAGGAAATCCGAATGAGTAAATGGCTGGCACCAACGGAATACTGGATGAACCTTGCGGGCATTTTCATCATTGGATTTGTCGGTGGGTGCGGCGCGACGATGGGCGTAATGACGGCCATCTCGTTTGACAAAACCACGAAGTACCTTTTCGACTTACTGTTCTGAGGGAGAGCCATGGGCAAGGTCGTTCTCAAACCAGGGATGAAGATCATGACGGCAGATGGGCCGCTGTATGCGACCGCCGTTGACGGCGTTACAGTTCATAGCGAGAAGCCGATCAGCGGCGATAGCCGTGAGGCCATCTCAGCAATCATCGAAGCCGCCAAGCGGACTGTCAAAAAGAACAACCCGCAATGACCGCGTTCGAAACATATAAGGACAGAACATTGGTGCAGATGAAAATCCTCGCCAATCAGCAGAACGCCGAGATTGAGCGGCTTCGTGATGCGTTGCGGCCGTTCGCAGGCATGCCTGAAAACGGTGAGGCTGAGACGGCGGTGCCAAACGATAGCCCCGTCACCATCCGTTGCCAGTTGGGTGACGTGCGCCGGGCTTTCAAAGCCCTGGCCAACTCTTGAGGAGCCCGACCATGAACATGGAAACCCAAATACGTGAAGCCGTCGCCCGCGGTTGGTGCCACCCCGAGAACGCACACAAGGAAATGGACGCCGATCTTGCCAACGCTATCGTCAAGGAAGTGGTCGCGGCGTTCACGCCTGCCAGAACACCAGAACACGATTGACGAATTGCCACCAACTTTAGCCGTGAATCGGCGGACCAAAATCGTGCCATCCCAAAAGTAATAGCAGAATGAACAGGAGCAAGTTGCCGCCGAGAAGGGGCCACGGCGGGTTTGGTGTTGCCCACGTTCCCCAAAATCCCCAAACCAGCCAAATGAGCATGAGCACGTAGAAAGCAAGACCGATAGACATTCGAACCTCCCTAAATGCGGCCGACCAAAATCAGAATGAGAATGATGACAAGGACTAGGCCGATTCCTCCTGCCGGGAACGCCCCCAGATTTTGGGCGTACGGCCAGACCGGAAGCGCGCCAATCAGCAGAAGAATCAGCACGATAACCAGTATCGTCCCAAGCATTTGGCGGCGTTCCTTCCTGAAGGACGCCGTTGTATAACGCACTATCGCCCAAACGGATACCGCCGCTACGTGTTCGCCCCTAACGGGGTCCGATTCCAGCCAGCACCCTTATCGAGCTTCGCGAGAACAAAGTCGGCCACGCACAGCGCATCGCCAGCATGGTTATCGGTAGCGGGCCAATTGCGCAGGCGGCATCCGTGCATGACGGCTTGCTTAATGTCCTCGCTCTTACGAGGAACCCTACCAAGGAAAGCATGGCGGGCGTCGGACTCGTTACAAGGGTGGAATGGAATTCCAAGGTCGAGCGCGCATTCCTGAAACTTCACGTACAGACCGAAGATGGAACAGAGCGCAATGACGGTCGCTTTCCTCGCGATATGAGGATCGGCACATGTCAGAACGTCAGGGTGATGCTCCTTGCAGATGCGCTTCACCACCTCATGCAGGGATCGGCACGCTAGGCCCATGTTATGGGGAGAACCACCCTTAAGACGAAGCGTGCCCGATCGAGCTATTCGCCGAGCGAGCACGCCATATCCGCACGAAAATCCTAAATCGAACGCTGCAACGATCATGCCGCCATCGGGCTAAGGTCCGGGTGATTGTCATCGTCGGGGTTACCGTCGGCAGGTTGATTGTCAATCTCTTCCTGGCTGACTTCTTCCTCGTTGCCAGTTTCGACGGCCCAATCGCCAAGCGGTGTGCCGCCGAGAGCTGCCTGGAAGGTATGGAGCGCTTCCACGTTCGCCGGGTCCATCTTGCGCTCTTTCATGGCGCGCTTCATCTCACGACGCCGATCGGCAAGCGCCATCCGAACAATAGAGCGCGGCGCTCCAAGGTCATTGGCCGCATCTTCAATAAGCGCGTTGGCGTCTTCCGTGAACTCCGCAACCTTCTCCTCCTTTTCGTTCAGGAGATTGTTGTAGCGTTTGAAATACGGCCCGATGACCTTCTTGATGGAGGTGAGGTTATGCCCTGGACCGGCGATTTCGTCGCCCTTTGCCTTTCGAGCGCGCGGCTGGCGTGTGCCGGCGGTTGACAGCTTTGCGATTCGCGGTGCTTTTTTGAACGCTTTTTTCTTTGGCTTTGCCATTCGTGGACTCCTTGTGTTTGGCGGCGATAGCGAGTGCCTTGCGCGTGATGCGCTCGACGACATTTTCGTGCGCATTGATCCATTCGGTCAGGATGTCATAGGCGGTGACCTGATTAGGGCCGACAGCCTCAGTCAGGGTAGCGATCCGAATCAGGACTTGCGGGCTAGGCCATAGACCGCCCTTTTCGACATTCGACAGATAGCCGGCCGAACAGCCGAACAGTTCTGCCGCCTCTCGAAAGCTGAGTAGGTTTAATTTTCTCCAGCGGTCGAGTTGCATCACCCGTCCTTTTATCGGAAACACTACGGGGATAGTTTGTAACGACCCGCTTGTTTCGTTTCAAGAGACAGAGTATATTCTTGGACAGGAATCGGGTTGGGCCAACAAACTTCAAAATGCGTGCACTCGTCGCAATCGCGATCTGGGGTATTCTTTTGTGGTGCGGCGTAACACTCAGCCTGCCCCCTTTGCGCTATGCCGTCTTCCTTCTGACGCGAGGCCTGCAATGACGCCTATTCCTTTGGTCGAACGCTTCTGGCCCAAAGTCCACAAACGCGGCCCTGACGATTGCTGGGAATGGAGGGCCTATCGAGATAAAGACGGTTATGGACAATTGGGCAGACACCTTATCGCCCACAGGGTTTCGTGGGAATTACACTTTGGTGCCGTGCCCGAGGGTCTATGCGTCCTGCATCATTGCGACAACCCGCCGTGCTGTAATCCTAGACATCTATTTCTTGGAACGCTTAAGGACAACTATGACGACATGGTCGCCAAGGGCCGTAGAAGTAACGGGGAACGACACGGAAGATCAAAATTAACCGACGCTAAGGTTCGCAAAATCCGGCGTCTCTATGCCACTGGTCGATTTAGCCAGCGGGCGCTGGCCGATATGTTCGGCGTAACTCAATACCCGATAGGCAAAATCGTTCGCCGAGAATATTGGAGGCATTTGCCGTGACGGGGCACCTCCTTTTGGTGGACGCGTCCGGCTTCGCACACCGCGCGTATCACGCTTTCCGCCCCACGCAGCGCAGCGACGGCATGCAAACGCACGCTGTCTTGGGTTACATGGCTCTGTTGTGGCGCACCATGGGGCGGGCGAGTGCCGATCCATACACCTATGTCGCCAGCGTTTTCGACCCGGGCGGGAAGACCTTCCGCCATTCCCTCTTTCCCGCCTACAAGGCCAACCGGGTGCCAAAGCCGGGGCTCGCAGACCAAATCGCCTTTATGTACGAAGTCTCGCGCTCGCTCGGCGTGACGCCGGTCGAAGCTCCAGGCTTCGAGGCCGATGACGCAATCGCCACTCTTGCCACGCGCGCGAAGAACCAGGGCATTCGCACAACTCTCGTCAGTGTCGACAAGGACCTGTGCCAGTTGGTCGAAGACGGGGTTATCGAGATCGTCGACCCTGTGAAGAGAGTACGAATTCTGGAAGCCGACGTTCTCAAGAAATGGGGCGTGCCCCCAAAGCAGCTTCCCGGCTTCTTCGCACTCATGGGCGATGCGGCGGACAACCTGCACGGCGTTCCCGGATGCGGGGCGAAGGGCGCGCTCCAATTGCTGACCAAGTTTAAGACATTCGACGGGTTATTGGCGAACCTGGACGGACCGGCGCCCTTAGGGGTGACACTTAGGGCCTGGAACGCGGTCAAGTCGTGCAAGGCGAATTTGCCGCTCTGGCGATCGCTTATCACGCTACGAAAAGACGTCCCTGGCTTGCCCGAGTTCAAGGACTTGCACGCGGTCGAAATCAGCAAGGATCACATTCTCGACGTGCTGCGCCTGCTTGAGGCTGAGAGCCAATTCGAGAACCTGTTTGGCGGCACTGAGGCGCGGCTGTATCGCACGGTTCCGCCGCTTGTATCGGACCCGCTCGCATGGTGGCGGGCAGAGCTTAAGCGCCCAGGCCAGAAGATTCCGAGCGTCCCGCAGGTTGGTTTTTACAAACGGCGCTTGGTGCAGAACGGCGCTTTTGTGCCAGCCAAGATATGGCGCCAGCCCGAGGTGATTATGGGTCAGGTGACGGGCCAAGACGTCCTTTACTGCGAAGTTGGCGGCCAGCGCGCGGACCCGTTTCAGCAATGGGGGTACCTAGCCATGCAGCCGATTACGGAACTGTCCTTTGACCAGATGAGCAGACGACCGAGTGACGGAACTAAACCGACCAATTGGAACGAGGTCCCGATATGAGCGCAGAATTCGACAAAGACTTTGCACCCAGGGGCGACAACAAGCCGCCTGTGGAGTTCGAACTTCCCTCGACCGACGAAATCGTGGCCTCGCTTGAGGTCAACTACGGCGCCATCGTTGAGCGAACTGACGAGATTGTCGCCAAGGCTGAGCGCTTCTATCTGATCCAGACCGACGAAGAAGAGGCCGAAGCCACCGAATTTATGAACATCGTGCGGGCGAATTTTAAAACCGGGGAAGCCGAGCGAGTCAGAGAGAAGGACGCTTACGACCAGCGCGCCGGCACGGTGCACGCGTGGTTCAAAACCAACATCCTCGATCGCGTGGGCCTTGGACCTGCCAAACCAACCGAGCGGTTTGATCCGGTGACACGGACCGAGCTTGGTGTGGGGCCGCGTATTAACCAAGCCTTAACGATCTACAAAACCGCCAAGCTCGAAGAGGAGCGCAAGCGCAGGGCCGAAGAACAGCGCATTGCGTGGGAGGCCGCCGAGAAGGCGCGGAAAGCCCGTGAAGCCGCAGACGCAGCAGCGCTTGAAGCCCAGCGCGCCGCCAACCGCAAGCGCAGCGAAGAGAGCAAGGCCGCGGCCGAAGCAGCCGCAGCAGCGGCCAAGCGCGCGGCCGAAACGGCGGCATTGGCCGAAGCAAAGGCGGCAGA